TTATTTCTTAACGCAAATCGCTTTGGCATCTATATCTTTGAAAGTTTCCAATTCACGCTGAAATTGTTTAGCGGCGAATTGGCACATATTTTCAGTGTCGAATTCCTGAGTATGAACACTTGCAAAGTCACTTGAGGCATAAGGGCTGGCGTACATGGCTAAGATTAAAATCCACATGGTGAATTCTCCATTGTTAATGAGAATAGTAATGCTAATGATAACTATTTGATATTAATATATAAATTTTTGTAAATTTAAGGTTAATTCTTTATTTCTCTTCTATGCTTATTGCAGATGGTAATTTTTATTCCTTTCACGTTTTTTCGTGATTAAACTCATTTTCTCCTGGTTTAAGTCGTCGCCAACTTGTTTGAGTTGGCATTTTTTTATTTCCTTCTCATCGCTTCCAGTAATAAATCCTGTATTGCCCGTTTTGAATTACGGCGCGCCATCACCACTTCATCGAGGGTATCTTTAGCGACTATATGGTGGACAAAGACAGGACGATTATGTCCAGCTTGCGCTTGACGGGTGGGGCCGATACGTTCGATAATTTGCTGGTACTGCTCCAAGTCCCACCAGTGGGAGAAAAAAACCAGAATATTACCGCCGTCCTGTAAATTTAAGCCGTGTCCACAGCTTGCAGGATGGGCAAAGAGCATCGGGATTTTGCCATTATTCCAGTCCGTAAGGGTTTGTGGGTTAGCGTCTAACATTTTGCCTTTTGGAAATGCTTTTAACAGTCTTTCAAGATCATGTTTCCAGTGGTAAGCAACCAGTACAGGCATTCCTCCGGCTTCATTGACAATACTTTCCAGCGCCTGGATTTTGGCATCGTGTATTTCTGTCCAGTTGTGATTGTCATCGCTATAAATAGCGCCTGCTGCAATTTGCAAACATTTTATTGTTTTGGCAGCAGCATTTAACGCTTCGATAGCGCTATCGCCCAACTCAAGAAACAGTTCTTTTTCCATCGCCTGATAGTGCGCTCGTGCTTTTACAGGTAACGTAATGTTGATAACGTTGTGTATCGGCTCTTCGATATCAAACCAGTCAGCGGCGTTAAGGGATAAGGTGACATCCCTGAGAGCTGCCTGAATTTGTAGATTAGCAAATCCTAAAGGCTCAAATTTGCTCCATTGTTGCCCAGGAAATTGGATACGATTAAACCAGCGAGACGTAAACGCATTATGCGTTCTGCCTAGCCGTTCGCCCTGGTCAACAAACCACGCTTGCCCCCATAAGTCCATCAGGCCATTGGGTGAAGGTGTGCCTGTTAGGTTTACCCATCGATGAACCGATTTATGGGCGATTTTGGCAAGGGCTGCGGTGCGTTTACCCCCTTTGCGTAGCCGGAATGATTTTAACCGAGTGCTCTCATCGGCAATAATCGTACCAAAAGGCCAATTTTCTCCGAGGATGTCAACCAGCCAGACGAGATTGTCATAATTGATAGTAAATACGCTGGCATGGGTATTTTTGAGTGCTGCCATTCGTGATTTGGTGGGGCCAATGATGGGTTGCACTTCGATATTATGGAGATGGTTCCATTTAAGCACTTCATCCGGCCAGGTGGATTGGGCTACCCGTAAAGGGGCTAATACCAATGTGGGTTTGGTTTCACTGCCTGCAAGATAGAGATTTTCTAAAGCTGTCAGTGTGGCTGCTGTTTTGCCCATCCCCATTCCCGCCCATACATTTGAGCGTTTGATATCGAGTAGGTGATTGATAATGAGGTTTTGGTAAGGTCGAGGGGCAAAGGTTTTAGCGATTGTCTTTTGTTCAGGCGACAATCTGGATAGTTTTGTCATGGGTATGTAATCCGTTCCAGTTCTTTTTCATGGGGAGTTTGTCAGCCAGATACTGGTCATAAAGTCGCTGTGCCCCCTTTCTCAGCAAAACAGGGCGATAGCTAATGAAACTATTCGCACCATGAGGGCTTATTTCGTTTTGCTTTTCGGTTAAATATTTATCCCGAGCGGTAGCGGCAACACGCCAGCGTAAATTGTTACCGGACTTACTTTCGTTATAGAGCCATTTAAGTCCTGCCAGAAAATGATTTATCTGCTGACTGTTTACCCCGTTAAGCATTTTGCTAAATTGGGTAGGGGTCATACCTTCTTTGAAGAGATTTTTAAGACAATCGTTTTCGGTTTCAAGTTGTTGAACCTGTACACCTAATAATTGAACTTTTTTATGCTGAGCAGCCCATGCGATTGCTGATTCAGTAGGGTCAAGGAAATTAGGTAAGCCTAAAGTTGTTGGGTCATTCGGTAGTAATTTTTGATTAAAGTAAGCAGATTCCATTTTTTCAAAGAAAGACCAGGCTTCATCGGTATCAACAATTTTTGACATGCGAGCTGCGCCTTTTTCTGTATATAAGGTAATAGCCCGTGCTTTGTTCGAAATTTGTGCGTAAATATTATTTACTCGCAAATGTGCTAGCGCTTCCCCCGTAACATTGAAATAGTGAATACCTTCAATAAAACGAGATTTATTATTAGATAAATTCATTCTGATATTTGAGGCTTCAGTGCCATAACCAGAAGCGAGAGTTTCAGTCGTCACAACACGAACATTTTGCCACTCAATAACGGGTAATTGATTTGAATCGATAGTAATTAATTCAGTTTTCATCGTGATTGTCCTCTAGTGAGTTGTGTATGATGTAGGTTGAGTTACAAAGAGCTTAAGACCGTCGATAATCACTTCATCGATAAAGTTTTGTATCCATTTTTCATCTGCTTGTTGTTGTTCTTTTGCATCGTTAGCATTGTAAAAAAACCAGACGGGTAAAAATCCTTCACCTGGCTTTTCTTGCATGATTGGATTTTCAATTTGATGGGCAAGTAGGTTTTCAATAACCTCTCTGTCTAATTCGATCGAAACATTGTGATATGTGAACAAGTAGTTACCATTTGAACTAAAACCAAAGCGTTCATAACAAGAAAGAAGGTAACGGGAAGCAAAGATACTTCGCTTTGTTTTCACCATATATTCTGCAAATTCCATTTGTTCTGTTTTTGTGAGTTTTTTATTTTTATTAAAGCGCTCAGTCTCGAGTAACCATTTAGGGCAATCAGGGGCGATATTTTTCAATTTCTCAATAATTTGCTCATCGGTTAAATCTTGCATATAAAAATTCCTCAATAGTTAAATTGATGAAAAATTGCCCCTATAAAAAGGGGCGTTAAGATTAATTAGTGGCGTTCTAAGAAATGGGTCAATTCACCTTCGTACCAGTGATCGGTGCGTGCGGTGATTATTCCGATTTGTTGATGGTGGAAATGTTCAAAAAGCTGTTTGATCTCCGCTAACATGGTATCGATACAAAAAAAACTTCAGGGGAAAATCGGCGTTGAATATAAAATTTGATTAAAAATCTATAACATCAAAATCATCAATAATATTTCTAACCGTTCTTGCGATAAAAAGCCCTATTATTTGAACATCTGGAATATGTTGCTTAATAACGGTTTTCATCGCCTTATAGTGACTACCAGCGGTTAAAATATCATCAAAAATAATTATAGTAGATCTAATATCATTGGCTAAAGAGCCATGGAATTCATAATTATTTGCTAATTCTTCACAAGATGGTCTATTTGAAGAATTATGTGATGCTGTTAAGGTTTCTCTTTGTGTTATTAGCTCTCTAAAGTCAACAGTGGAATTTATTTTTTTACATTCATCAAGGATGTTAATTAATCTATCATCATATTTGGGATCTAATTTACATCTAGATGGTGGGACAGGTACAACTGTACATTTAAGCAAATAATCACGATATTCAGATAAAAAAGAAGCTATTTGTTTAATCGCTCTTTTCTTGTATTTATATTCAGGTTTATCTTTTTTTAAAACATCCTTTTTTAAATTAAGAATCAAATTGTTAGTATTACTGAAAGCAAATCCTTTTTCCGCTGTATACTCTCCAAAATAAAGACAGATATCATCTTCAGTTAAATGAAAATGATGACCAAGAGTAAGCTCATCTATCTTTTGTAATAGAAATGTCACAGATTATCCTTAATATCTTGGTAGTTCTTAACTCTAATTGCACCACGAGCTTCATATTTTTCAGGCCAAGATATTGTACTATTTTTGAAACAGCTATCCAGTATAAATAATTTTCTACCCTGATCCAAAGCTGCTCTGGCTTGAGTCAAAGTTCCTGACGTATCGGATGCTTCTACAATAATTGTCGCTTCCGATAAAGCAGACATAGTAGCATTGCGCTCAGGAAAAAATAATCTATTAGTACGATAATCTTGATCTAGATAACGTTTGAACGGTACCTGACTGATCAATAAATAATTTTCTCTAATCCGTTGTTGTAACTCAATATTCTGTTTTGGATAAAAAATGTGATAACGGCGTGCCAATAACTGCTATAGTATTCCCTCCAGCATCCAATGCTGTTCTATGAGCCTCAGTATCAACACCTTCAGCAAGACCGGAAACTATGGTAAAATTATCTTCTATAAGGCATTTAACAAGCTTTCTTGTTCTTTTCTTACCTTCTTCAGATACCCTACGAGAGCCAACAACTGCAACGCTGCGAGTATTTATTAGATCCCACCATCCCTGATAATAAAAAACTTCTATCGGATGTTTAGCATCCCTTAATTTCTCGGGATATTCATTAGCTCCATGTATTCTAATTCCAAAATGCTTAACCTGAAATCGGTCAAAAATATCTTTTAAGATCTCCTTAAATTCTTTTCTTACATTCTCAGTAACCATTCTTGATGGAATGGTATCAGGATATTTTCTAAATCTGTCTGCAATAGACCTGAATGTAGCTCCATTTTCAGACCACAAAGCTTCATAAGCTGCCATTTCTTCAAAAGGAGATATGACATGATCAAAAGAATCTAACGAACTGAAATTAAGCTGCATGTGTAACTGCTCTCCTTATGCAAAAATAATTAACTAAAAAATAATAAAAATATGTGGATTCTACAAGAAATAAATTGTTTTTAAGGTATCAATCCACAACAGGTAAGATGCTGCTTAAATCCTGACTGTCCAGTACGATGACCTGATGGCCTAGGGCAAAAAGCCGTGCGTGTTCGCGTAATTGGTAGGGGGTAGGTTTTTCGCCTGGGGCTTTACATTCCACAAAAATAATGTTGCCATTGGGCAGGGCGACTAATCGGTCAGGTACGCCTCGTCGCCCAGGCGAAACAAATTTATAGGCAATGCCACCGATTTTTTGCACTTCACGCACCAAATGTTTTTCGATACTCTCTTCCCTAATTAACCGCATGGATACTTCCTTTTTATGTCTTCCCGTTTTATTTGCATAATGCAAAAATCGGCGCGGTTCTCACTCCAGATACGGTTATTGCGATTGCGCGCCAATCGGTTTGCCTGTGCCCATGCGCGCGCTGCTTCATGGTATTGCCCTGACTGCTCAAGGTGTACCGCGTCCTGTGCAGCCTTAAAATAATGTAGTGGTCTAATAAAACTGTAGAGATTTATAGCTTATAATTAAGCAAAATCTTATAGGTATAAATATGACCCGAAAAGTAAAAGTAACCTTTAGCGGAAAGCAAAAACTGGAATATGCAAAACTCATGGTTGAAGGTGGATATAGCAATATCCAAGTTGAAAAAATATCCGGTGCGGGTAAATCTGCCGTATCACGATGGAAGCAACAATATCTTGCCGAGTTAAATGGGAATACGCCTGTAAAATCAAAAGCGTTAACACCCGAGCAACAGCGCATACAAGAATTAGAAGTTCAACTTAAGCGTGCTCAGAGGGATAATGACATATTAAAAAAAGCCGCGGCTTACTTCATCCTCGACAATCAAAACTCAAAATCGTGAAGCAACTGAAAATCATGTACCCCAATTTTACGGTCACTGAGTTATGCCATCTTTTTGAAGTAAGCAGCAGTAGTTTTTATTATGAAACGAAAATACCGACAGTTGAAAATGAAAGACTGTGTGGCGAAATCAAACGTATTTTTTATACATCGGGTCAAATTTATGGCAAAAGACGTATTCAAGCCGAGTTAAAGGGTTTAGGGCACCAAATTGGCACTTATAAAATATCGAACATCATGAAATTAAATCAATTAGTTGCAATTAGACCAACGAAAAAGCACTACTATCACTCATTGGGTAACGAACATCGATATGCCCCTAATTTGCTTAAACGACAATTTTCCCCTGAACAGCATAATCACTATTATGTCGGGGATATCACGTATATTAGACATCACTATGGGTGGAGCTATTTAGCCTGTGTGTTGGATTTAGCCACCAAAGAAATTATTGGTTATGCCTTATCAACAAAACCGGATTCGAAATTAGTGAAAGAAGCCTTAGATAACGCAATTGAACGGCAATTACCGGATACGACAAGTTTGATGTTCCATTCAGATCAAGGTTGCCAATATTCATCGGAGGAGTTTAGGGCGCACCTCTTTGAACGGAAAATAACTCAAAGCATGAGTCGGCGAGGTAATTGCCTCGATAATGCCGTGATGGAAAGATTTTTTAGGAGTTTAAAGACAGAAAGACTTAACCGTTTATCGTTTATGAATCATCAATCTGTTGTCTGTGAAGTTGAAAATTATATTCAGTTTTACAATTATTATCGACGCCATTCAACGATTGGTTATTTAACGCCACATCAAAAATATCATGAACTAAAAAATGCCGCTTAGATCTTCTACAGAATTTGTTGACCATTACAATAAAGGGGGCTGTCGTTTTTTCTAAAGGCCATGATGTTTATTTTATCCTGTGTATTATTTATTCCTTGCGATAGCGATAAGTCTCAAACCCCGCTGCACTAAGCGGTAAATCAAAAGCCCAGTCAGGCTTGGCACTTAACAGTGCGCTTAACCCCTCAGCGGAAAATTGTGGGGTATCGGGCGCTTCGCTGATAATCTCATCGTGGACGGTTAGGACAATCTCATAACCCGCCTTTTCAATAGGCGGCATGTTATAGGCTAATACATCGCGTGCAGCGGCCTGACAGATATTTTCTGTAATTTTCCCCCCGTAGGTTTTTAGCCTTTCCCATTTACGGCTGTAGGGGTTAGTCCCCATGTAGGTAATCTGTCCATTCTCTATTCGCGCAGAAGGGTAACAAAGACTCCGTCCTGATGGTAGACAAATCCTAAGCCAACCTTTATTTCGCCGGACGTTAAGTTTACGGCACTTAAACGGTATCTCAGGTGATTGAATGGCCTTTTTTACGGCGTCTTCAATATCGTACCAGAATGATACGGTTTGTGGATGGGCATTGCGCCACATGCGCTTAAGGGCATCGCAGGTAACAAAGACTTTTTCGCTCAGGCCATAAGTTTTATCTGTTTCAACAGATTTTTGATACCAGCGTATCGCCTCTCGTTTAACGTCAGGCGGGATGTTAGGTAATGCCGCTTCCGCCAGTTCCGCTAAGTCAAGGCCATAGGCGAGGGCAAATGTCAAAAATGCCGCAACCCCACCGCCATAGCCTAATCCAAGCTCCATCACCTTACCGATTTGTCGTTGAGCTTTAGTGACGTTTTTAGGTAATAGATTAAACGCGCGCGCATAGGCGAGTTTATAGAGGTCATCGCCTTTGCCGTTATCGAACTCGCTAAAAGCTTTGACTTTCCAGTTTTCGCCCGCCAGCCATGCCAACATGCGACCTTCAATATTGGATAAATCGGAAATAACCAGCTTCTTACCCTGCGGGGCAATAATACATCCTCTAAGCGCAGAACTGGTCAGTTGCATAATGTCATCGCAAATCAGCTCGGCGCAACCCGCTTTTAACGCTTCAACCCCCTCATCAATGGTTTTTTGGTCAAGCGTGGGTCTGGGGAGATTATCCGGTTGAAAAAATCCGCCCCGCCCATCGTCCAGTACGTGAAGCGCCACAAAACTGTTTGGTTCCTCGAAGTCGTCCATCTACACTCACCGATTTCAACAGCGCTTTATATTTACTGGTGCTGGTTGTGCACGATTGCAGACGGACTGACAGCAGTTCACGTAAAGCCCGTGGAATATCAGGGTCATTAACGCGTCGCTGTAGCGTGCTGGCTTGCATATCCGGTAACGTGATGCCAAATGCCGAGGCAATATGCTGTAATAGTGCATCACGTTGGGTTGCGGACTGTACGGTGTTATCCGTTAATTGCCGGGTGACGGCTGATAACCGCTTTTGCTCGTTTTCAACGGCGGTTAAGGCGCTTTTGGCCAACTCAACGTCCATACCCATTCCACGGCGATTAATCTTTTGGTCTAACTGCCATAATTGGGTTTCGTCCACACTCATATTCCAACGCGGTAAATGCTGATAAATCTCACGCATGGCTAAAATATCAGAACCTGCGTATTGCTTAAAACGTTGCCATTCTTCGAAATGTGTTAACACCGTGGCGCGTTGTATTTTGCTGTTTTTAGGGCGCGGTTTGCAAAATAGCTGTATGAGCGCTTTACCTTCTTTATCTTTGGCTTTATCGCTATTGACGTTGAAGATATCGCAAAGCGAACCCAGTGCGCCAGGTAAGCAATGTGCCAGTGCTTGCACCAGCGTATCGTGAACGCGGGATAAGGGTAAGTCGATATTTAACACTTTGCTTAAAATCACCGTATCAAACATCCCCCCATTATGCCAAACGGTTAAAATTTCAGGGTCATCGAGGTAGGCTTTTAAATCCTTTGGCATCGTTTTATCTTCAGTCACATCCCAAACCTTTACGGGTTCATGATTGTACGCATACGCAAAAAGTAATATTTCTGCATTTTCAGCATAGCGATGTGTGCCACAATTAATCGGAATATCGCTGTAGGTTTCTAAATCGCAAAATAGTAAATTTTGCATAATCTATCCTTATCAGGCGGTAACGGAAAAACGCCCCATTTTAGGGTGATACCACTGACTGCCGCGTTTCTCAGACTCAAGCATCATCTTATCCAACGCGTTTTTAAATGCCGCTTCATCAACCACCGACATTTGCGTAATTTGGCCACCTGGCGCTACATGGGGCACTTTTTTGTAAGGTACATTCCAAGCCATTACTAACTGCCGACATTTCGCATCGCTTAAGCCATATTTTGTTTTCAAATAGTTGTAGCCTTGGAAACCAGTGGGTATCGTGCCTTGTTTGATGTGTTCGATTTCTTCTGAGACTTGCTCTACCTGATGCTCGATACTCTTTAACCGACGCTCCTGTGCAACGTTCGCTAATGCCATTGCTGCAATAATTTCATTGGCGCTTTGTGGTTTACTTTGCTGCTCCAATTTATCAATCAGTGAGCGGCGAACGGCTTTCGATTCACGCGCGGCAACACGAAGTGCTTGTTTAAGCGTCATTTCGATAACTTCTGATTCTGTGTTGTTCATTTTTTGCACTACACTTTTTGTGTAGTACTCTCCTTCAAGCTCATCCTTAATTTTTTCAATAAATTTATTATTCCTGATCGGCGGTTCGCCGTGTTCTTTTCGTGTTTCGTTAACCATGCTCAGTAATTGTTGTGAGTCAATTTTTTCACCGCCGGACAGAGTGACATTTTGTGTGTTCATTAAATTTTGCATGTAAAAATTCCTCAATAATGAAATTGATGAAAGATTGCCCCTATAAAAAGGGGCGTTAAGATTAATTAGTGGCGTTCTAAGAAATGGGTCAACTCACCTTCGTACCACTGATCGGTGCGTGCAGTGATTATCCCGATTTGTTGATGGTGGAATTGCTCAAAAAGCTGTTTTATTTCCGCTAAAACGGTATCGATATTCTCACGCTTACGTAAAAGTCGTTTGATAACCTGTTTTTCTGCGTCGTTGATAATTTGGTGCAGTGACTCGGTAATATAATAAATACGGCGACACTCATCAGCCATTAACGGGATATGCGCTACCTGAAAACGCTCTGGTGATGCTGTGCCAGTTACTTCGCGCAACGCCAGCCACACCGCATTACTCCACGAACGCTCAAATCGAAAACCATTTGTCATACACCAGACTAAATGTGTCAGGTTACGGGTGTCTGAATGGCTAAAACGCTCTGAGGCTTTTGGATGGGGTTGAGGATGCTCATATTTGCCAGTTTTGCGGATTGATGGAAGGACTTCATTAAACACCCAATCCTGAAATTGTTTTGCTTCCAGCTTATTGCTACGGAAAATAACACGATAAAGATTAGGTTCGTTTACAAAAGCAAATTGCCGTCTCTGCCCATCTGACCTAAGGTAGATTTTTTCTACCCCAGCTTTATCTAACTGTTTTGAAAGCAAATCACTTGAGTTTATGACTGTCAAAGCTTTACAAACATCATTAAGGCAGAACCATGGTTCAGAATTAATAATCTGAACACGCACATCGTAGATATTGTTAAAATAAAATGATCTGAGTTGAGTATTCATTTTTACATCCTATATCAATTGTTCAATATCACCCATTGTTCGGATGGGCGGTCGGGTACTTGAACACCGGATATAGACGGCCAACAGTTTTCCCCAATAGGGTGTTGTATATACTGTTCGCTACCCGACCATAACAATCTATGGACGTAAAAAAACCGCATTACTTTCGGGAGCGGTATCCGCTATATCAAAAGGTGTGTTCAGCACCTGATATAGAATATAGCGCATGATTTCTTCTTTCGTCAATGGATATCGTTAGGTTATACTTACCAAAAAGGAGGATTCCCTATGGGTCAAGTTGCATTTGATACACAAGAGTTTGTCGAAACACTAGAGAATGCAGGTTTGCCAAAAGAGCAAGCAAAAGCAATTTCTATTGCTGTACGTAAGTCACATGAGGTTGCTGATGTAGCGACCAAAAGAGATTTAGAGGATGTTCGTAAAGAAATAGATACAAGATTCGATAAGCTTGATGCCAAAATAGACTCACAGATATCACTAGTTCGCAAAGACTTACAACTGGAAATGTCAGGCATTCGCGCTGAGCAAAAGTTAATGCGCTGGATGTTAGGCGCGGGTATTTTAGGTATCCTCTCTCTGGTGGTAAAAGCGTTTTTGATGCCAGCACTATAGTTACTATCATGGGTTATTAGCTCAGTGGGTAGAGCAGTGGACTCTTAATCCATCGGTCGCAGGTTCGAGTCCTGCATAGCCCACCATTTTACCGATGGCTTTTTGCCAATCGTTTATTCTCTTTTCTCAGGTACTGGTTTTCTTCTGCCAGTAGTTGGATCATATTGATTAATGTTCTGGTTTCCTCATCAGCGTAAACGGGTTGTTCCAGGTTAAGCAGATAATGGTGGTTGTTACTGGGATTAGTAAGTGCAATGGTTTCACTCATATTATCTAATTTCATGTTTAACTCTCCTCAAGGAATATAGCGCGATGCCTGATTATTTCACCACCTCAGGCGGCGGTAGTTTCCCTGGTGTTAACTTGCCAATAACTCTTCTTCCTCAGCCATGCTCAGGTCGTCAAATTCGTCAACGGAGGCCACACTTCCACCGCTAAATGCATCACCATCCCGGAAAAACTGAACGCCTCTTAATGACGCTGAAACGCCTTTACCATTATTGTCATAGGCATAAAACTCAATGGTGGCGTTAACGTAGCAGCCTGAGTAGGGGCGACCATCCTGTGCGGTTAACGGTGAGGTATTGCGGTCAATGACTAATGGGCGGGATTTATTACTGGCGCTGATATACAGGTTTCCGGCGTAGCCGTCGTATTCTTTATTGTCGCCATCGCGTAAGCAAAAATGGTTAGGATTATTGCAGATGTTATTATAGATTTTTTCGATATCCTTGGCGCCCCATTTTTCCCCAATCACACGTTTGATACCGGTTTTAATTTCCTCAATCAGGTCAGTACGACTTTTAGCGATAAGGAAAGTGGCGCGGTATTTAAATTCACTCTGACCACTAAATTGAGAGGGTTCAAACAAATCAGGAAAAGCCAGACGTACGTTGTTTAATTTGATTTTCATCACGTTACCTTTTAATTAGATGGATTTATCAACAAGTGATGCTTCGGTCACATCGTCAAAGTCGTTTAAGGGGTTAGTAATAATGGCAGGTCTTGGGTCAGATTCCGGTGCGATGACGGGTTTACCGTCTGCTCGTTCAATAAGTGCTTCCAGTTTTGCCCAGCGACTCGGTTTGTCTTTTTTAAGCAATTTTTCAGCCTGTGGTGGACTGATAATTTTCTTGTGGTAGATTTGTTCCTGTTTAAGTTTGGCGCCTTTTAACAGCGCTTCGGCTTCACGCTCATCACCCCAGGTGCGATTACCCTGTTTGCCAGTCACCAGTTTAAAGCCCGGTACTGATTGCCCGTTGTGTAATGTTTCGGCGACCCGATTTCGTAGGGCTTTACAAAAGTTCTCTACCAGATCGACATGCTGGTAGAGTTTTGCCATTTGTGCAGGGGTTAGCAGCGTAATGCGTTTGATAGCATCACTTAGTTGGGGGTTCAAAGGTTGAGTTAAATCGACAAAATCGCCTCTGACTTCATTATGGATAAATTGCGCCTGAGCAAAACACAATCCGCCTTTTGCTTTGCAGAACTGGCATTGCTTGATACCCGGTGAAAACGCACTATCCGGTAGCGCATCAAGCCCGTTGCGCTCGGCGAGGGTTACCATCTCCATGGCTTTTTTCGCGCCTGATTTAGCCTGTTCGCCAAATTCTTTTAAATCCTCAACCGATAGCGCCCATTCAGACAGATGGTTAAGCCTGGGTTGATGGATGAAAAGCCGAACCGTTTTGAAATCATAAACAAGGTCAAACTGATATAAAGCGCCCAGCGCATAAAGCATGAGCTGCTCGTTGTTCGGGGCATCCACTTTAACGCCTTTACCGTATTTTAGGTCATGGATTTGTAGCTCATCCTCGCTGATAATAATCGCATCGGCGGTACCAAAAGAATTCTCTACGCCAATGACCGCTGAAAAATCCACCCGTTCTTCAACCTGTAGGATTTTCCCGTCCGCTAGTTGCCAGACGGTATCAACATAGGTCTGGACGTGTTCAATCATCTCTTCATCCACTTGTGGCGAATTAGCTTTCAACAAGGGATATGTGCCGATATAATCCTTTGCATCAAAACCGTAGGTTCGTCTACACCCTTCGCTAAACGGGTTTTGACGCATTGTTAGGATACTTTCCGCTAACGCATGCGCCGCGCTGCCTTCTTCCGCAAATGGCGATGTTTTATCGGGTAAGGTGGCTTCTACTGCGAGACTGGCGCTACATCTCATCCATCTATGTGCTGAGGAGGGGGAAAGTTTTGCATGTTCAGCCATCGCTACCCTCGGCGTTATCATTGGCTAAAACGCGTTGGGCTTTCTCGATAAACTGAACCAGATTGTCATCAGGAATATCACCTAGCCTTTTAGCGTTGAATTCATCGAGTATTTTAACGACTTCATTCCGATAGCCTTTTTTTGCCAATTCAGTGATCAGTTTTGAAGACTTAGTTCGTGGGTCTTCAGCTTCTACCAATTTCACTTCCGCCGGTGTAGGCAATTCACGCACTAATGACAAGGCAAATTCGCGACGATCGGTAATGCCAAAGAGATTATCCCAATTAGCCAACGTTTTTAGGCATATCGTAAAAATTTTAACTTTGGGAAGAAATGTCACCTTAGGTAATCCATTTAAGGCGCAATAAAGTGCATCAATTTGTCCGGTAACACTATTTGCTTTCTCAGATGCAAGCGTTGCGGTGGCTTTAGCGACTTGCGTACTGTCAGGTTTAAGCGCTTTGTCACCAAACAAGACGGATAGGGCGACGACGTGACGCAAATCAAGCGATTCAATATCAACCGGTTCGGGCTTAAGTTCTACTTTAGGCTCTTCTTTAGGCGCTACTTTAGGGGTTTCAACAATCGGTTTAACGGCTTTAGCAGGTTTGGTTTCTGCCCGAAGGGTTTTAACCTTTTTCTCGGCGACAACCGGTGTTGGTTTGTCTTCAGCGCTAGCGGGCACTTCGATAGTAATTTTAGGCTCAATCACTTCTTGAGGCTCAACCATAGCTGATGGCACGACAGGTTGAGGCTTAACGTCCGGTGTGAAGGGTTTTGGTTTGTTCGCCCCTGTTGGTTCGTTTGGGTCACTGGGGTCATTTTCAGTATGTGCGACCAACTGACTGATTAACATTTTATGGGCTTCGGCTAGTTGATTGTGCGCCATGATCATTTGCGTGTGGTTTTCTGCCAGTCTTGCCAGCAGGGGAGTATTTGTGGTAAGCATTATGCGTTGACCTCAACGGTATATAGTGACAGGGAACTGGTGATTGCCATTGCGTTTTAGCGCTTCTAATTTTTGTACATAGCGTATGCGCCGGACGTTGTTGTTCATCGGAAATCGCTCCGATGACAGGATTTTTGCTTTTTGCATGGTGGTTTTTCCGATGGGATGGACTAGATAGGGTATGCCTGATATTTCTGGCGCGTCAGGCTCGCCCCCTTTTGTGTATTCCCACAACACACAAAACAGGTTACTATGTGTTTCCCACAACACATAAAAGAGAGACGATATTAACAATGGCTAAATATATGGCGCGAGTTGAACTGCATGATGCTGATTCAAAGCAATATGAAATTCTTCATGAAAGGATGAAATCACTTGGATTTTATCGAACACTCATGAGCGATAATAACAGACTGCTAAAATTACCAGATGCCACATATCAAGGTGATACATCTAACACCGCAAAAGATATATGCAATCAAGTTAATCGTATTGCCCATCCTCTATCTTATGGTAGTCCATCTATAATAGTTTGTAGCATGGTTGACGATTGGGAAGCCTGGTTACCGTACACATCATGAATTAGCAAAACCAAAATTCATATTATCTTTGCCACAATCTTTACCAGCATCTTTTTCTGATGCTTCTCTTTCCAGCGCAATAAAACCATCTCTGATGGCCGATGCAAGTGCTTTCGCCCTGACCTTATCGATAGCGCGATTTGAATCCATTTCTGCCTGTAATGCATACCGTAACGCTTCGCTGGCTTTCTCTTGAGATTTTTCACTCAATTCTTCAAATTTCATCATTTCTCCTAAATACAAATCGGTTTTGGTGGTGTGTGCCGGAGGTGTCCGGATTATATTTACAGTCATCTTGGTAGTTCCCTGGTGTTGGCTTTTAACTTAATGGCTGTATTTTGGTTATTTCACACACCCCAAAACCGACTGTTTGGGTGTTTTGTGGTTACGCTTTTTCAGCGAAAGGGTGTTAAAGAGCGGTACTGCTTAATTGCATTTAAATTTATTGCGCCTGTCTTTTCACCACATCAGGCTCGGTGGTATCCTTGCTGTTCTCTACAACAACAAAGAAGAAAAAATTATGTCTAAAAAAAAATGATATTCCCACGTTTCCTATTGCTGGTTGGAAAATCGGTCCTTTACCAGGTTACGATGCGCTGGCGTTGAAATTTCAATTTCTTTCGTCGCCTATGCAGTCAATTAATGAAGCTCAGGAAACTCAGTTCTTTATTATTAATCCACAGATGGCTCGAACACTCATTGCTGATCTAACCAAACATATTGACACCTTGGAAAAGTCTGCCATTCAATCTCCTCAAGGAGATACCCACTAACTAAAAACACAGTACTAACCGCTTTTTGTTCAAAGCGCCTAATTTCATAGGTGCTTTTTACATTCGTCATATCTTAAATCCTTTTGAATTACTGTCGTCACTCACCATAGGCCACTTCGCAAAATGACCTATAATTAGTGTTTTTTGCGTTTGTACACTCTGTTATGGCTGCCTGTCCCTTGACATTGCTGTCCTGCAAAGAGCGGATCGCACTCTATGCAACGTGCACCACTGCACTACTACAGACATAACGCGCTGTACATTTCGACTTTCTAAATTGTTAAAGAGCTAAGAAGTAACCCATAAACGCATTACCTTATGTGATATTTATATGCCAAACTGCATTAGCTGTCAACCCATAATTGCATTATCTTAAAAAGTTTCGCTATATGAGACTTTAATTTTTTTTTAAATTTATTAGGTGTGCCAAAGAGATGACTTTGCGATACCCGCAATATATTGAATTATCGTAACCTTCTTTTTAGGTATTTTTATTGGAGCAACATTTTCATTTACAGGTAACAAATGGTAAAGAGCATCTCGTTCAAATAAAAATGTTTTTACCATTACCTGACCTTCTTCCGTAACAACTAAAACTTCATCACCTGGGTGATAGATATGATTTGGCTCTACAATTATAAATTCACCTTCTTTAATTCTAGGTATCATAGAATCATCGACACTTTTTAATGCGTAAGCATTTTCATCATAAGAAGGCCAACGTATGTAACCACCTCTATTTTCTACGGGATGCTTCATGTTTGGCCAATAGCTACCGTGCCCAACTTGAGTATTACCCAATACTGGCACTTCTTTAAATATTAAATAATCATACGGGTCGCCATCCACTTCTACTAAAGTGCGTGGTGGGTTTTCCTGCAGGTCGCACTCAATTAAATCTACTGGAGATATTTTAAAAAATTCAGCTATTTGTTTTAGAGTAACGTACTTAGGATCTTTTACTTCCCCTACTAACATTCGTTGCAGTGTCGATTGTTGCATTTTCACACGTTTTGAAAGTTCTGTAACGCTACTAATACCTGTATTTTGCATTAAATATTTTATGTTTTTTTTTAAAATATCGTAGTCAAGTGCCATTTTTCTTTTCCTTCTTATTCATCGAATTATTATGCGTTATTGCATATTTGAGGTTTCTACAAGAAACCAAATTCGGGTTGATTGTCAATGCTTTTTCGGATAATTTAAGTTCATAATATACCAATGGAGCCGAAATCTATGCACGAATTAACTCCCAAAGATATAGTGAAATACTTGCTCGATTTGGGATATACCCAAAATCAAATAGCTAAACTTACAGGTGTACCACAATCAACAATTAGTCGTTTATTAGCGGGGATACACACAAATCCACGTATATCAACAGTAAGATCTCTTGAGAAACTTTTATATACAGCTATTGTTCGATGAAAGGCCAAATAACCCATGCAAATCAATTATTCTGTCGGGCGTAGTGTGAGTGATCAGCGCCCGAGTCCTGCTGTTGCGGGCTCTTTTGCCGAGTATCAGCAGGCGATCAAAAAATTAACCAAACGTATTAATATTAGTCCCTTTGATACAAAAGCCATTTTCGACAAAAAGAAAAAAGCCCTTAATTATATCTGGGGTGCAATGAAAAATGCCAAGAAAGGGCGTAACGCACTTAATGCGGGTAACCGCAGCGTGTTATGGCTTGACATGGATGGGTGTACCCTGGATGCGTGGGAAATGCTTACAGGCATTCTCGGATTTTATCAATGTTTTGCCTATACCACCGCAAGCCATGAACATCCTGTTGCGCAGGGTGAACAACGCTGGCGTATTGGTTTTTTGTTATCCCGTGAGGTGACTGCATGTCAACGATCACCGAAAACTGATCCACTTTTTATCTAAATCCGATCAATCAAAATTGATCCACTGTTTTACTCAGTTATTGCTCCTGAGCGCCGCTTATCTTTCAATCGGTAGCTTTCACCGCTTAATTGCAGTACATGCGAATGATGAAGTAAACGATCAAGCATAGCGGCAGTTAATGTTGCGTCATCAGCAAAAGCACTTGGCCATTGCCCAAATGATAGGTTACTCGTCAATATGACACTGCCATGCTCATAACGTTTGGCAATCACATTGAAAAACAGGTTTGCTTCTTCTCGCCCAAACGGCAGGTATCCAATCTCATCGATAATCAACAACTTCGGGGCCATCACCGAACGTGATAGATATTGTTTGAGCTTATTTTGTCGTTTGGCAGTTGAGAGTTGCAACATCAGTTCAGCTGCCGTGGTAAAGCGGGTTTTCTTCTTGGCCTGTACTGCTTTTAATCCTAACCCAATAGCTAAATGCGTTTTGCCTACACCGCTTGGGCCAAGCAACACGACATTTTCATTACGTTCAATAAACGTTAATGCGCTTAATTCCTGTATGTGTTGTTTGGGGATCCCCGTTGCAAACTTAAAATCGAACGTATTAAGTTCTTTATGTGCTGGGAATCCTGCCATCCGACTCAAAAGATTACGAGTTCGTTCATCTCGTTGTTGTTGCTCACATTTTAACAGGGACAGTAAAAACTCTCCGTAGCTTTTGTCTTGGGCAATACATTTTTCGGCAAGTGATGACCAATGAGTCGGAATAGAATTTAATTTCAATGACTCACACAGGTGTTCAATTTGTTCATGCAATAACATGTTCACCTCCCAGTAATGCTTCGTATACGCTGATTGAGTGTTGCAAACTGACAGATTCAAGGGGCGGTACGATAGGGATATTAAGCGTATTAGTCTGTGGGATAGATTGGCAAACCCTTGCTGGTAAGGGTAGAAGAGACTTAACTTCCTTAGCTAATCTATCTGCTGGCTTCTCTAACGTTGTTCCATGAATTCGCTGATGGGCAACGCGTTGTAACCATGGACCCACTTTTGCATTAGCTATTTCAATATCCAGTTCAAGATTATGAGCACGAAGGTCGGTGTTTAATGGCACGATAAAGCTGTTTTTTAAATAGTGGTTAAAGCGCTCTACTTTCCCTTTCGTTTTTGCCCTGTAGGGCTTGCAAGCCTTCAATTTAAACCCGTAATCTTTCGACATTTGAAGCATTTCGACATGTAATTTATGATCACCTTCTGCATAAGCATCCCGTTCGATGATGAGGGATTTTGCGTTATCACACAATACTTCCTGTGGTACACCACCAAAGTAGTCGAAAGCTTCTCTTAAACCTTGCTGCCACGATTCTGCTCGTTCATTATCAAAGAACTTTACATAACTCGCACGCGAATAGCCTAGCGTTGCAACAAACGCTTTCAGCGATTTTTTACCTCGCCGGATGCTGGTGAAGTCGATTTGCATTTGTTGACCTGGCTGTGTTTCAAAACGGACGACTACTTCGGGAACAATGCTTGGTTTAAATTGACAAACAAATCGGCGTAATTGAGCAATACCACCTTGATAGCCGTTTTCAACTACCTCATCAAATAAGACTGTTGCAGGGATCCAATCAGGTTTAGCCAGTTCAATTCGCTGAAGCAAATAAGGTTTAAAGGGGGATAATTTAGTCGGTTGTTGACTTCTTTTAGCATAAGTTGGCATTGTCTGTTGTTGTAAATGATGTTTTACGGTGTTACGGGATATACCCAACTCACTGGCAATTTTTCGAAGGCTTTGTCCTTGTGCAAAGCGAACATGAATATCCACAAATATCTCCTTGGTTAACATAAATTATCCGTACAAAAATGTGCGAATAATACCAAGTGGATCAGTTTTAGATGATCGTTAGTGGATCAGTTTTGCATGATCGGTGACAACTGCATTAGAGTATGCACAACTAGGACCACGGATTGAGCAGGAGTTGATGGATTGTTTCGAATTGCTCAGCGATTTGGCGATTAAGTGGGATCGCTCTGTCTATGAGCCTTCGCATATGGTTTTTGCACCGCATGAAGGGGCAAAGTATGAAAGTTTCGAAGGCACAGTGGTTGATGTTGATACGCTTTTAGCCTCCGATAATACGCCTGTTATTGAGCGGGTTGATCTCCCTAAGCCTGATAATGACGATTTAACCCGTCTAGTCGATTTGCAAAATATTAATGACCAGACGTTTGAAGATTTACGATCCGCACTATGGTATCCGAAAATGTTAAACCAGGCTGAGAACTACCCTTCATGGGTGGATATGGGCAATCGCCTCGCCTGGTTTAAAGACACACACTTTGAAGATGAAGCTAAAAAGATGTGGCTTGATTGGTCTTCTGCCGTCGATAAAGGAGACATATCCGCTGCCGAAGCCAAATGGCCTGAACTACGTGCTGAAAGAACAGGCTATCAAGCGATATTCAGTTTAGCGCAAAAAGCAGGATGGGTAAATCCCGGTGCCGAGCGATTGAAAACAGCGGTTGCTACAATTGATGAGTTCGAAGATCTAACAGACCCTACTGAAAATTCAAACTGGCCTACGTTTAAACGCAATAAAACGTCAGGCCAAATAGAAGCGACCATTGACAATGCGGCTAAAGCGGTTATGTGCCCTGATTTTGTCGGTGTAGAAATTCGGTTTGATACTTTCCGTGATGAGATCATGTTTGCGCCTGTTGGCACTAAAGCATGGCAAACCTTTACTGATGCTGATTATTCCCGATTGCGTATCACAATGGAAAAACGAGGCTTCAAAGCGGTTGGACGTGAGTTAATCCGTGATGTGGTATTACTGGCTGCGGATGAAAATCCTTTTGATTCCGCCATGGAATGGCTTAAAAGCCTCGAATGGGACGGTATACCGCGTATCGAAAAGTTTTATCATACCCATTTTGGCACTGAGGATAGTGCTTATACGCGTGCGGTATCGCGCTATATGTGGACAGCCCTTGCGGGACGCGTGTTAAAGCCCGGTATCAAAGCGGATATGGTGCCGATCCTAGTAGGTGCTCAAGGTGCTGGAAAATCTTCTGTCGTGGCAGCGTTATCCCCTGATCCGGCTTTTTTCACTGAAATTTCCTTTGCTGAAAAAGATGATGATCTGGCGCGTAAGATGCGCGGTTGTCTGGTGGCAGAAATTAGCGAATTACGCGGACTGAATACGAAAGAACTGGAATCCATCAAAGCCTTTGTCACGCGGACACATGAAAAGTGGATACCCAAGTTCAAAGAATTCGCCACCCAGTTTCCTAGACGCTCATTGAGTATTGGTACGACAAATGAAGATGAATTTTTAGGCGATAAAACCGGTAATCGTCGTTGGCTGCCTGTTGAAGTTGGAAAAATGGATGTAGAAGGTATCAAAAAGGATGTGATTCAGTTTTGGGCGGAAGCGCGAGAGCTATTTACCAAAACAGGGATTCAATTTAAAGAAGCAGAGCAATTGGCTAATCAGGTACATGAAAAATATTTTATCAAAGATGCATGGCAGGAAATTATCGAGCGTTGGTTAGATGAACCGGATTTAATGACAGGCCAAAAACCACGGGCACGGGAATTTTTACGTTCTGCGGATATTTTGCGTGAAGCATTGAACCTTGAACCGAAAAATATATCGCGAAGGGAACAAATGCGAATTGGCAATGTTTTATTAAATTGTGGGTATAAACAAATTTTGCGTCGCGTTGATGGAAAAGTTTGCAGGGTTTGGGAGCTGAGTAACAACCTGCAACGACCTGTAACGACCTAAAATCCGTCAGGTTGTTACACTATTAATCTATTTAATATCAATAGGTTAAAGTTAGTGTAACAACCGTAACAACCTTTTTTGAAATCAATACGCGCGTTAGTAATATATGTCCCTAAAGATATTAATACAAAAAGGTTGTTACGGTCGTTACGGTTGTTACACCTACGAGTGCCAAAAACATTGCCGTTCACAACAGGAGCGAAAAGATCATGAGCAGAGACATTGAGAAAATACTACTCCACTGGGGCGGGTGGTGTGCGGGTAATCCGTATGCCTCGGTGAGCTGGCTGTCAGTGGCTTCCGGCTTTAGTCGCCTCATGCCGTTTACAGGCGCAAATCGCTTATCGTGCAGTGATGCGGATGGGCTGGTGATTGATGTGTGCGTCAGTCGCCTTAACACGGTGGGGATGGCGAGAGAGTTGAATTATATCGAGGATTATTACATCAGGGGGATATCGAAGCGTGCTATTGCGCGAAAGTTTGCGGTACGCGAGGATGAGGTGCGAAAAAGAATGCAAATTGCGGAAGGATTTGTTCTAGGATGCCTAGAAACCCTTGATATTCAATTAGATATCGACATATTGTACAAATATCATACAAACGGTTATCAAACACTAGTGCGGCCGCAAAAGGTATGCTAAAGTGCCCATGATGAATTTTTGCGTCCAGCAGAAATGTACGCTGATAAATAAAACCTCGATTAATTATTTTTTTTTGCTCACCTCGCTTTTGCGAGGTTTTTTGTTTTACGCCACCGCAATACTCACAAATTGAATACGCAAAAATAGCACCCATTGAGGTGTTTTTTTTTGTTTTAGGGATGAGTCATTAACAATATCCAGGAACTGGATAATTTATAACAATAGCAAAAAAGAGAAATTTTATGACTAAAACATTAAACCTTGAATTACATCCCTCTAGCGTCAAACCTGGTACAAAAGAATACCCCCGTCAATATCTTATCGTTAACAGTGCAGATTACTATAACCAGGTAGTCGGGACTTTTGACTCAGCCGGCAAGTTCCTCTATTTCCAAGGCTGGGATAACGGTGAGTATGTCACCTTTAAACCAAGAGATTATGCTTATTGGGCGGTGTTACCTGCCAAAAAACCTGAATAAGCTTTAAAAATAAGCCACCGCAATACTCACACAAACAATCATTAAAACGAGTAAGGCGGCTGGCTCCCTGTTCAAAACAAAGCAATAGAACCCTCACAAGGAGAATATTCCCATGAGTGACCTCATTAATAAGACAATTTTAATCGAAGAGGGTTTAACCATATGCAAACCCTCAATCTATGCACTGAGCATTATAGACGATAAGCAGTCAGGGAAGTTAGTACGAATATCGCATAGCGGAAATAACATTATTGAGTTTCCACTAACGGAAATACAGTGTAGAGCATTGGCAAGAAAACTCATGGATTAATTAAACTTTTTAAGTCATCCAACCAATCACTTAAAGCAATGGAACCCTCAGTGGGAGGGTATATGCGCATGTCTGAAAAATATTCAACACCTGCTGCCTATCTGTGGGGCATTATGACCACCATCGGTGGCGTTACAACAACGATTTTTGATTTTTTAACCCTTGACCAGTGGGTTGCAGTGATGGGTATCGGCTGCACGATAGGGACATTTTTAATCAACGTGTACTACCGCCGAAGGGAGTACAAACTCAAAGAGCGTCAGTATGAAGATACCGAAAAAAATAGTGATGGCAACGGGCGGTAGTGCGTTGTTTCTGGCCTCAAGCATGATAACGCATTTCGAAGGATTAAGACTTAATCCCTATTTTGACGGTGGCGGTGTGCTTTCTGTTTGCTACGGGCATACCGGCAACGATATTGAGCGTAACCGGACGTACACGCAAAAAGACTGCGATAAATGGCTTGATGACGATTTAAAAGCGGTAAAACGTTACGTTGACCCACTGATTAAGGTCAGTATCAATACACTCACTCAGGCAGCCCTTTACTCATTTGCATACAACGTGGGCGTGGGGAATTTCGCTAAATCCACGTTACTCAAAAAGCTCAACGCTGATGACCGAAAAGGCGCTTGTGATGAAATGAGACGATGGGTTCATGTTGATGGTAGAAAATGGAAAGGGTTAATGACCCGGCGGGAAATTGAGAGCGTAATATGTTATGGAGACCTGTCACACCCATCTTGATAATCATTGTTGGATTGATGATTTATCTCAGCGTTGTCTTATCAAACTACAAAAATCTGAAAACACAATACCACACACTAAAACAGCAATATCACGCACAAATTGAAGCGGTGAAATTACAACAGCAAAAAATCGATGCTTTACACCAACTCGATATTCAACACACCGAGGAACTGAACAATGCCAACGCTGAACTGGATAAGCTGCATGATGCTGTTCGCGCTGGCACTCAGCGGTTGCGCGTCAACGCCGTGTGTCGTACATCCAAAATCGTTACCACCAAGAGCCGATATGATGAAGCCACCTCACAATTTAGCGAAGCAGCTCGACAAGATTATTTCCGTCTCAGAAAGATGATGATTGAGAACGAAAAACAGACGGAATATTTACAGCAGTACATCAAGACACAGTGTAGTGGTTAATTTTGATTTATTTTAAGCGTAAAAATAGTTTTATATCTGCCACCTGTTTTAATAATAAATTGTATGCCTCATCCGTTCTGGATTTTTCATGCTTGAGCTGATTAAAAGTCGATTGATATTGACAAATTAAAGCTTCGAAGCGTTTCTGTTGTCTTTTAGATAACCGTCGCATTAAGCATGTTATGGCAGATTCTGGTAAGAGGAATGCAGTAGTAAAACCCCGTTGTTCAAACCATGACTGCATATAATCAAAATAGTCAATTATGGGTTCAGCACGTTCATTAAACTCTTGTCTTTTATCTCTACCTATGGCGTGTTTGTTACCAATATATAAGCCCAAAAAGAATGTTAATAAACTAATCAGAGGTGAGTAAAGTTGCAGGATTTTTATCAAATCATTCATGAATATTGGTGGCTCCTTTATCCAATAATTACGTTTATTTTTGGCTTGCTATGTGGGGGTTTAACAGGTTGGCCACCATTCAGTTGGAAATAATTATTAAAGATTACCATTAATTTGAAATAGGTGAGCTATGTCTGAAAAAAATGCACCAGAAATTAGAGTAAGAATAAAGGCTGATGATAGTGATCTCATTAAATTAGAAGATCGCTTGCAACGTATTGCTAATTTGATGCAACAAATGGGGTCAATTAACGAAGAGAAAACATATCCAGCCAGTTTGCAAATGGCAGTACAAGAGGCTTGTAATATAGGTGCTCGAGAAGGCGCGAAAAAAGCAAGAGATAAACAAATCAATGATGAAAAAGAGACATCGATAAAATTATCAAAACTGTTTATTAGGGGTGTGTTTAAAGGCTATGCACTTACCGTTAATGGCAAGATACTCTCTAATCAGGAATCGACGGTTATAGAGAGTAAACCGCAGGAAATTCCACGTGTTAAGGCCTCTTTCATTGTGACTGATGAGATAATAGTTGATGCGCCTGATATATATTTAAAATCAGCAGAAGAAGTGAATGCTTAAGGAGGACTATGCCGCCACGTATTCCTCGTGCCTGTCGCAAACCCGGTTGTGCCAAGACAACAACTGAATGCAGTGGGTACTGTGACGCACATCGAAACCAAAGTTGGAAAGATTATCAACAAGGTAAAAGCCGTCATCAGCGTGGCTATGGTACAAAGTGGGATCATCTCCGTAAAAAAATATTAAAACGTGATAAATTTTTGTGTCAGGGATGTTTAGTTGAAGGGCGATTGATAACCGCAACCACCGTTGACCATATTCTCGCAAAAGCAACAGGCGGCAATGATGCAGAAAGTAACTTGCAAGCGTTATGTTGGCCATGCCATCGCACGAAGACCGCAAGAGAAAAGCGAGGGAGGGGCGGGTAAAATCGCTCCCTCTTTTACCTTTGGGAACCGCCGATTTGCCTTTTTTTACACCACCGCAGGTTAGAAAACCTTTTTATAGGTATCCCAATTGCGCGATTAATAGGAATTTTAAATTATGTCTGGACCCCCAAAAACACCGACACATCTACGTTTGATAAGGGGTAATCCTTCAAAAAGGGCAATTAATAAAAATGAGCCAAAACCCGAAAAAGGGGTTCCCCCAACACCAAAACACTTTAACAAGCAAGAACGCTACTGGTTTAAGGTTCTTTGCGAACGGCTAGATGCGATAGGCGTTATTACTGCTATCGATGGTATGGCTCTGGAATTGCTGGTTGGGGCGTATGTCGAATGGCGAAAACATCGAGATGTTATTGACAAAGAAGGCGAGACCTACAAGACAACATCCACTGACGGCAACGTCATGATCCGTCCACATCCGCAAGTTGCCATGATGGCCGATGCGTGGAAGCGCATTTGCAGAATGCAAGCTGAATTCGGCATGACCCCCGCTAGCAGGTCAAAAGTAAACGGTAAGGCTTCAAACGAAATAGATCCGTTTGTCGAATTTTTGAAAAGCAGGATAGACTAATGGCAAAAGTAGCGGAAGGCATTAGCTATGCACAACGCGCTGTGTCGGGTGATATCATCGCGTGTGAATATGTACGATTGGCGTGTCAACGCTTTTTGAATGACCTTGAGCATGGTGAAGAACGGGGTATCTATTTTAGCTTCCCCCGCGCACAACATATCCTTAATTTCTATCAGTTTGTGCCCCATGTAAAAGGTAATCTTGCCGGTCAAACTATAAAATTGATGGATTGGCATATTTTTATCCTGATCAATATTTTTGGATTTGTTATCCCTTTAGTCGATGAACAAACGGGGGAAAGGGTAATCCGTAATGATGGCAGTGGACGAGTCGTGATGGTCAGACGTTTTCGTACCGCCTATAACGAAGTTGCCCGTAAGAATGCCAAATCAACGCTTTCTTCAGGTATTGCACTTTATATGACCGGATCAGACGGCGAAGGTGGCGCAGAGGTTTATTCAGCCGCCACGACTCGTGATCAGGCTCGCATTGTCTTTGAAGATGCAAAAAACATGATAAGGAAGGCTAAACATACCCTTGGTCAATGTTTTGAGTTCAATAAATTAGCGATTTATCAAGAAGTCACCGCTTCAAAATTCGAACCACTATCCAGCGATGCAAATAATTTGGACGGGTTAAATATCCATTGCGGTATTGTCGATGAACTGCACGCACACAAAACGCGTGATGTTTGGGACGTATTAGAGACGGCAACAGGTGCAAGATTACAATCCTTGCTCTTCGGTATTACCACCGCTGGATTTAATAAAGAAGGCATATGCTACGAATTACGCGATTATGCCATCAAGGTTTTACAGGGGCAGGTTGAAGACGATTCCTTCTTTGGCATTATTTATACCCTAGACAAGAAAGATGATCCGTTTGACGAGAAGATGTGGCAAAAAGCCAATCCTGGATTAGGTATTTGCAAGCGATGGGATGATATGCGCCGCCTTGCAAAAAAAGCACAGGAGCAGGTTTCAGCTAGGACGAATTTTATAACAAAGAATGTAATATCTGCTAATTATAATGGATTAGCCGTCCTCGTGTTGTTTGTAAGATACTGATATAAAATAGATTATTCATTTTTTATTGTTCTCGTGTTTTTTCGTGTTTTCTGGTTTTTACACAACTCTGTGTATTGCAATGTGTATTGCAAATTGAAAAAAGGGCGCTACATGGCAGTCAACAAGCTCAGTGATAAAAAGTTAAGATCCTTACATGGTAAATTAAGCGAAAAACAACAAACTATTGCTGATGGTAATGGGTTAGCTATAAGAATAAGTAAAACAGGTACGATAAGTTTTGTTTTTTTCTTTCGCCTTTACGGGAGAAAGAGCGCGCCTATATGGTTAACATTAGGCAAGTACCCAGATTTAAGTTTAAAAGCCGCAAGGGAGCAGAGAGATAATTGTCGAATATGGTTAGCTGGGGGTAAAGATCCGAGAATACAAATCAAAATAACCAAAGATGATTTACTGAAACCTGTTACAGTCAAAGATAGCTTAGAATACTGGATTAATAATTATGCTCAAGATAAAAGAAAAGGCGCAAAATATATTCAAAGTTGTTTCATGAAACATATTTATTCCGATATTGGAGATATTCCATTGAATGATTGTTCGTTGTCTATGTGGGTTAACTGTTTCGATAGAATAAAAAAAGTTGCTCCGGTACAAGCAGGCGCAATGTTAAAAACAACAAAACAGGCTTTAAAATTTTGTAGGGTTAGAAAATATGCAATCAGCCATGAAATTGACGATTTAGATGTAAGTGATGTAGGAAAAAAATCAAATAAAAGAGAGAGAGTGTTAACAAAGGATGAATTAAAAGCGCTGTGGCATTATGTGAATAAAGAATATGATAATCATATTATCTCATATGAAAATAGAATTATTTTAAAATTTCTTATTGTCTTTGGTTGTCGTCTTTCTGAAATAATATTATCAACATGGGATGAATGGGACTTAGAAAATGATATATGGCGAGTCCCCCCTCATCATAGTAAAAATGGTAGAGAAATTATTAGACCCATTCCCTATAATTTTAAACAATGGCTATCACTATTAAACAAAGCAACTTGTAATAGAGAGAGGGTAATTGGTTTTAACATGCGTCAGAGTGCAGCCAGTATCAGCATGATAAAAATATGGAAAAGGCTTAATCATTTAGAAAAATGGACTCCACATGATATGCGAAGAGTAATCGCTACAAATCTTAGTGATAACGGATTTGAACATAATGTTATTGAACAATTACTTGGTCACACATTAACTGGTGTAGCGGGAATATACAATCGAAGTAAATATATGAATAGGAAAAGAGAAGCGCTTGTTTGGTGGGTAGATTATTTAAACGCATTATAAAAAGAAGATGGTTTTATGATACTAATATTAACTCGTGCTGAGATAGAAAATATGGATGAAATTGACCGATTAATTAAAGAAGAAGAATGTGAATGGTTAACTTCGCTAGGTAGAAATCATAGATATTATTTAGAAAAAAGGGGCAGATTTCCTTTAAAAATAAATATAGGACTACAAACCAGATTATACCGATTATCCGAAGTTCAGGCTTGGATAAAAGGCACATGGAAACCTGAATAACTAGAACGTATAAAAATTAAATGTCATGAATTGAACCCCGTTAATCGGGGTTTTTTTATTATGGAGAAGAAATAATGATAACGGTTAAATTTACTGAACCTACCAGAGAAGAAAGACAATTTATTTTAGATGAATATGGTCAAAAGTATGATCGCCGAATCAGGGAAGCCGAATGTAAGCAGATATCTGGTTTATCCCGTTCCCGTCGATGGGTGTTAGAGGAAGAAGGAAAATTTCCTAAGCGTATACCTATGGGAAAGAACTCCGTCTCATGGCTATTAAGCGATGTTCTATGGTGGGCACGCAATCCGCCAGAGGTGAAGAACGTGAATAATCCTTACAGCCGTCAATCTCACTGATGAGGGGAAAAGTCCCCTTTTTGGCAGAAAACCTAAAAAACCTGTATCACCTGTACCAATTACATTTAATCCGTTTAATATCAATTAGTTAATTAGGTATAGGTAGATAAAATACCTCTAAAAACCTATAAAGACCTGTAACAACTTAAAGAGGAAGTAGATTAAAAAAATTCTTTCCTTTCCCTGGCAGGCAGTGATTACCGAAAGTCCCCTTTTTCTGACCAAGCAGCATGACTCACCGCTCAATTAATTAAATAAGGTTCAATATGAACATTCAAAACACGGTGAATAACCGTGAAGGGCTTCTTTATGCCAAAAATCAGGGGGGCGATATATTTAATCGCCTGAACAAGTCGACCTACAAAAAAAGTGTAGGTCACTACACAAAAAGTGTAGTTCAGAAATTAAACAACATGGGTGTACAAGCCATTAGAGAGGTGCGAACAAAAGAAAGCATTAAAAACAATAGGTTGATTCAATTTGTGCAGTATACAAAACAACCATCTAACCGCAGCTTAAAATACCTCATCTACTCAAATTTGAGTAGTGCAAAAAATAACCATTCATCATTAAGAGGAACGGTTAATAAACAAACAAAGCGAGTGGCTCATGGTCACTCAGAACATCAAGGAAATTTTTCTCTGATGATGAGGCTACCCGATAATATCGGGTTGGTTGGGTTGGCTGGATTGGCTCAGAAGCAATCAGCGGAATATGTATCTAAGCGATTTCAGCCTTTAGGGGATGCCTCTTTTGTCTAGTTCTTTACGGATAATGCGTTTCATCCATCCTGAAACAGAAGCATCGCCGTCTTCTAATAATGCTGTTTTATTCCTTAGCAGCTCCAAGTGGCGGTTCAACTCGAAATTAGAAAACTGCGTTATTTCGTTTATCCTTTTCCTGTATTGACACTTGGTTTACTCCTATTATACTGTGTTTATTTGTAACTACAAGTGACTATGGCATTGTATAAAAGACAACGCCCTACAGTCGTACCACACTAGCAGGGCGCCTAACCACAACGATAACTGGAGTAACAGTTATGGCTTCGTATAAGTCTACCTAAACTCGCCCTAATTTTACAGATACTTACTGGATTATCCCTCTAGATTCCAACATTCCCTACGGCAAAGTGTCATTAACCCGTCGTGAGCGCAGATTATTTCATGTGCTGGTCAAAGGTGATCGGCTTGTCTTGTCAGGCCTTAAGCCTGTACAGGAGGTGGCTTATGTGTAATAGCTCACTTCCAGCGGCTTATATTCACCCTCAAGACAAATTAAATGTCATAGCGACATTGCTTGAGACGATGGAATATTTATTTAGCGATCCGAAGTCACAAGACATTGCTTTCGCCCTACTCGAATATGCCAGGGACTTGGCTAAATCTCGTCAGGATTTAGAGGAGGTGACATTATGAATAGCGCTTATGTCAATAATGACAATCTTCTTCACTATGCAACCATAACGGCATCTTTGCTTAATTGTATCAATCAGATAGCAGTAGAAAAGGATAATAGCCTAGCCTTTTATCTATCTGATTTAGTGTTTTTGGCGTCTGAAAGGGCTAATACCCTCGTGACCATGCTAGACATGGGTAAGGAGGGACAACATGTCTAATTTTGTCGCTATCCATAATCGGGCGATGCCTGTTGTGGAGTACCAAGGTAAGCGTGTTGTTACTTTTGCCATGATTGATAAGGCACATGATCGCCCTAAAGGAACTACACGAGTCGCATTTAACCGCCATAGAGAACATTTTGTCTATGAGGAAGATTATTTATCGATTCCAGTATCTCTAAAGTATCAATTAGATACTTTAGGAATTTCTGTGCCAAACAGGGGGCTAACGGTTCTAACTGAATCAGGTTATTTGTTAATCGTTAAGTCATTTCGTGATGAGCTTTCTTGGAAAATACAAAAAGAGCTAGTCAATGTTTATTTCCGCCGTAACACCTTAGGTGAACTCCGTCATGTTGATATTCCTTCGCTTGAAGAGTTAAGCCAGATGAAACCGGAGGAAGCGCAACATCTTGTCGTTAAGGCAGAGAAGGACTCTTATCTTGGTCATGGTAAGCCAGGCAGTGCAGCGATGACCCTACGCCGTAGAGAGCTTAAGCGCCTTCGTCCAGCCATCAAAACCGTTATTGAACTTTCCCAACTGTCTATCTGTGATTTAGGTGATTTCACCAAGGGGGTACATCATGGCTGATATTCAGCATTACCTCATAGCGGATAATTTACAGGCGATGAGCACTAAAGATCTAAGAGAAATGAAAGGTGCTTGTGAGGCAGGGTTTGATGGGATTATGTCAGGGCTAAAAGCCTTTGGTGAATGCGCATATTGGGCATGTAGCAATGAAAACTATGCCGATAGTCAGGCGAAAGCGGATTTATGCCGGATGAGTGAGGCGTTGATGTGCTTACCTAAAATTGCTCAGGCACTCATTATCAACGCAGAAAACGCCCAGTTCACACTCTATCAGCGTGAAGGATTCCCTGTATCGGAGGGCGTGAGATGAACATGACACAATATGACGAACAACCATTAATTACTTTTAGCGATGGCTATAACTCAGGGCGGGATAATACCTTTAACGCTAAGAATACACGGGCTTTTCTTAAGGGAAAAGTGAAGCCCCAATTTATAAGAAATCCTGGGATTAACACTTATGTCAGTGGCTCAAAGCACACAGGCACTAAGTCGAAAAGTGTAAGCGCAAACAGGCTAAAAAAAGGAAGGGGTCAAGATGAGCTATAAAATAAAACCATTGGCAAAATGTATGCCTTACACATTTAAACGAACAGGGGCATATTGAAAAATAACGATTCCTGTGGCGGATATCCCTAATCGTGTTAATGAGGGTCATTGGGATGATGACCCTAAGTTAATCCTGAAATTAATCGATGAATACTGGAAAAAAAGACGATTTTAACAAAGCCGATGTGATCACGTCCGTACGCTGTGTTATTTCGGCTATTTTCGTTATGCAATGCAACGTTAAAAATGGTCAGCCTTACTACACCCATAAAAACTATCACCTTCCTATTTTTCTGGCGACTGAACGCATGGGCATGGAGAATAATATTGAAGGCGCTTTTTATTCTAGGGAGACCAAGGAAGACGCAGAGCAATATATTCTGACGTTTTATCGAAACATGCTAGAAGTCAGTAATGCTAAGTGTTTAAAACTTTCCTTTATGGGGCAAGAAATTTTAGCCCAACTCCATAACCTATTTATCGATGATGTGCTTAACGGCAATGTTCAGCCCGTTGCTGTGGTGCATTAAGGGGGAAAGATGACATTAATCACTTTAAACTTTCGCCTGAATGCACGGGCTAACGCTTTTTGCTAAGGCAATCTATCAGGATGTAAGAGCAGAAAACGGCGGAGACTGGTTTACCTTATACACCGAAGATGACGCTATTCATGTTGATATTATCGACGGCGTAAAAGGGATTCGGAAGCTGGTTGATACTTATGCATTAAAACCGTTGAAAGATGAATACAAATCTTGGGAATCTGTCGCTGAACAAATACTTGACCTGTGCGTTGAGAACGGCAAGTTGTCAGGGATGGGGCTTGATATGTGGGTTGACATGATGAATGACATGGCGGATAGCGCTGCTGCTCAGGAGGATAAATCATGAGAAATATTGATTTAATCCGTCAGGTTAAGCAGCAGGCCACAGGACGTTGGCAAGGTATATTAGCATCACTGGGGGGCAGAAGTCCCCTTGAATCGTCATACCGCTTGTCCAGCTTGTGGGGGTAAAGACCGCTTTCGCTTTGATGATAAGGAAGGTAACGGCACATTTATCTGTAATCAGTGTGGTAGTGGTGACGGACTGGATTTAGTGAGACGGTTATTTAATGTTGATGTCACGGAAGCGGCTAAGGAAGTGGCTAAGGTTATTTCAATACCTGTCCAAAAAAGAAACGACTATATCAGATAAACCGCCTTTAACGGATGCTATTAAAAAATCCGCAAAGTTATTAGAAGAAGCCACATTAGGTCAATCTCAGTACTTAATACTCAAAGGTCATACCTGTTCAGTTAAGCTATTAAAAGATGGCTCGATGATATTACCCGTAAAACAGGGTGATAAATTACTGGGTGCTCAGATTATCAGAGCTAACGGTGAAAAGCGCTTTATCTCAGGCACAAAGAAAAAAGGTGGCTATATTCCCGTCGTTGATTTCACTGGAACGCCCGATACGGTGTTAATTGCCGAAGGATATGCAACCGCTTTAACCGTGAGCCAGTTGCATGAAGGCGTGGTACTGGCAGCGCTTGATGAAGGTAATTTATTACCCGTTGCTACATGGGTCAGGAAGCATTACCTCAATCAAAATCATTATTGCGGCGGATAATGATGTTAAGCCCGATGAAGCCAATATTGGCAAGATTAAAGCGGAGAAAACCGCAAAAGTGGTTAATGGTTGGGTCACCATACCGCCAACCAAAGAAAAGCTGATTGGGATGATTACCGTCAGCAACATGGGATTGAGGCAGCAAAACAGGCGTTTATAGAGGGGGCGTATCAAGTTGAGCCTGACAAGCAAAAGACGGGTAACAATCTTTCTCAAATGGCAGACAATGAAAAAGCCTTGTTGCTGGCTGAACGTTATGAGGGGATCGCTGTACACAGTGATAGTAAGGTATTTTATCGCTACGTATCAGGGATATGGGAAAAAATTTCCCACCTTGATCTGGCTCGTGAAATGGGCAATATCTATTGTCAACATAACACCAACTTTAGCAACCGAGCGGTTAATAATGCGGTGGAGGCATTGAAAATTATTGTCCCTAAGTTGGGTAAGCCTTGTAACGATGTTATTCCTTTTGCTAATGGTGTCTTTAATATTAAAACTAAAGTATTTTCACCACACCAGCCCGATAACTGGTTATTAAATCACAATGGGATTGAATATAGACCCGCCCCACCCGATGAAAATTTACGGATCATGCCCACATTTTCATAAATGGTTAGATCATGCTGCTAATCGTGACCCGTATAAAATGAAACGGATTTTGCAGGGTTATATATGATTTTAGCTAACCGCTATGACTGGGAACTGTTTTAGAAATTACAGGAATAGGCGGAAGCGGTAAAGTGTTTTGCCCAAATAGCCACTTTACTCGTAGGTGAAGATAATACCGGAAGTAGCAATATGGCCGCTTTAGATACCGCGAGAGGGCGAGCACAATTCGTTAGTAAACGATTGATCACCATCCCCGATCAACCGAAGTACATAGGAGAAGCCACGGGAGCAAAAGCCATAACAGGCGGTGATTTAATTGAAATTGACCCTAAATATGAACATCAGTATAGCACTGTAATAAGAGCCGTTGTTATTGCAACAAATAATACCCCTATGATATTCACTGAACGTGCAGACGGTGTAGCCCGTAGGCGAGTGATATTCCAGTTCAATAACAAGGTAAAAGACGAAGATAAAGATTCTAGGTTAGCGGAAAAGATTTCAAGTGAGATCGCTGTCATTGTACGTCGATTGTTGGCAACTTTGATGATCCAGAAGACGCAAAAGCGTTATTACTTGAACAAAGGGGATCAGGGGAAGCGATAGAAATCAAACGGGAAAGTGACCCCTCATCGATTTTTGCGCCTATCTCATTACATTAGAAGCTGCTAGCGGTATGATGATGGGGAACGCCAATATTTACCCGCCAGTGCCAAGGAAATATTTATACCATGCTTACACGGCTTATATGCAAGGGAACGGTAATAAAAACGCCTTGAGTTTAACCGCCTTTGGACGCTCGATTAATAATGCGCTTAAAGAACTGGGTAAAAGGTATATTAGAGAAAGAACAAAACATGGATATAGAACAAATCTGGAATTAAATGAAGTGGAGGCCGAAGATTGGTTGCCAAGTGTACCTTAACATAAATTATAGACACCGTAATATCAAACCAGCATCAGCCAATACTAAACAAACAACGCCAGCCAGTAAAAGGCTGGCTTTTTTATCTGCCTACCAGGGAAAGGAAAGAATTTTTTATTTAAGTCGCGTTAGACAAAAAATAGATGCGTATAAAACTTTTTGGTAAAAACTGTTCATACTGTTCACCAATTCAATAAAAGATATATATATCAATAAATTAAAGGGTGAACACTTAACTTAAAACTATTCACCAAGTGTTCACCACTGTTCACCTTTTATGGGAGGGGTAATGAACAAAAGTTTTCTAACTTCAATTTATTTATAAATAAAATTAATATTTATTTAAGTTGGTTAATAAAATAATTTTTTAATCTTGTAAGAAAAATAAAAGATGGAAGTGTTTATTAATATTTAATAAAAGTGTTTTGATTGTTAATGATTGCAAATAAATATATTATATATCAATACGTTATACTATTATTGCCTGAACTAAAGCAATCCATAAAAAGGTGAACACTTTATTGAAAGGGTGAACAGTGGTGAACACTTAACACAAAACTATTCACCACATAATTTATTGATATATATATCTTTTATTGAATTGGTGAACAGTATGAACAGTTTTCCAGTTTTTTTTAATTATATAAAACGCACGCTAAAATATTTTTATTTTTTCTCTGACATGAGAAATATTATTAAATAAATTTTATCTTTTCGAAAGAGAACAAGGATCATCATAAAAATTCTTTCTTTTCCTGGTAGGCAGTGATTACCGATTGTCCAAAATAGCTCATGATGTTTTCACTAAAACGGGTGCAACCCTTATTAATGTTTTAATAAATAATTAATGTAAAGTTATGTAAATTATTGGTTCTCATGTTTTCTCATCTTTTGCCTTCCTGTGAGGTTGTTTCCTGTTATTTTTCATCATGTTAAATTGAGGTTCCTGATTCATGCAGGTGTATTTTGAAATATTCATGGTTACTAAAAGCGGTTAAGGTTTATATCACCTTCCCTTAGCTGCTTTTTTTCTGCATGTTCAGTCAAGACAATCACTGCATGCAGGAGCCAACCTTGAAAAGACTACTTGAATTACGTCAGCAAAAAGCCGATTTAACGGCACAAATGCGATCAATGCTGACATTAGCAGAAACAGAAAACGAACACTGACCGAAGATGAAGCTAAAACTTTGATGCGTTGCGTCATCAGTCGGAAACCCTCAATACTGAAATCGCCCGTTATGAAAGTCTCGCTGATGAAGAAAGAACATTAGCGGCAAAGCCTGTACAAAAAGAACAGGGAAATGATGCATTAAGGCATTATGTTTTGACAGGGGAAACACGCGGGCTTTCGACTGGGGTTCCGGCTGATGGTGGCTATACCGTTATCCCTGAACTGAATAAACAGATTATGCAACGTCTCAGTGATGAGTCCGTCATGCGTAAAATCTGTACTATCAAGACCACTCACAGCAACGAATATAAGCAACTGGTGTCTGTTGGTGGTGCCGTGATCAATCACGGTGAAGAAGGCAAAGCCAGAACCGAAACCGCTACCCCTAAACTGGAAGAAGTGAGTATCAAGTTATTTCCTGTCTATGCCTATCCCAAGACAACACAGGAAATTCTGGATTTTAGTGATGTCGATATTTTAGGCTGGTTGACCCGTGAAATCGCTGACACCTTTGTTGATACCGAAGAAACCGATTTAGTCAGTGGTAACGGTACAAAGAAAGCAAAAGGATTTCTATCCTATCCCCGTGATACGAAAGCCGATAAAGCGCGTAGTTTTGGCACATTGCAAAAGCAGGAAGTGACCAAACTGGAAGCCGATAGCCTGATTGACCTGAAATTCACGCTAAAAAATAAATACCGTAAAATGCTGTCTGGGTGATGAACTCAAACACCGCTGCCAAAGTACAAAATTGAAAATGGCAATGGTGATTATATCTGGCGTGAACGGTTACAAGTGGGTGATCCTGATAGTCTGTTGGGTTTATCGGTTCATTACCTTGAATTTATGAATGATGATGTGATAGCGCTGGGTGACTTTAAACGTGGCTACACCATTGTTGACCATCAGACAGGCACCCGTACACGACCTGACAATATTACTGAGCCTGGCTTTATCAAAATTCATACTGATAAATATCTCGGTGGTGGATTAGTCGATTCCAATGCGATTAAAGTGCTTGAGGTTAAGGCATAACGCCATGAAATCAACCGATTTTGAAATACGCACGGCAGGCATCACCGCTGATGAAAAAAAACTAATGGGCTATGCGGTTAAATGGAATAGCCGTTCACAACTGTTGTGGGGTGAATTTATTGAAACCTTTGCCCCCCTATGCGTTTAAAAACAGTCTGGGAAAAGGAACAGATGTAAGGTGTCTGTTTGAACATGACGTAACTAATCTATTAGGGCGTACCGCGTCGAGTACGTTACAACTGGCTGAAGATGAAACGGGGTTACGGTTTGCGCTTACCCCGCCTGATACCCAATTAGGCCGAGATGTTCTAACACTGGTTGAACGGGGGGGATATATCCGGTATGAGCTTTGCGTTTAGGACGATAAAAGACCATTGGGAAATTGGTGAAAAGCCTTATCTCAGAACGGTTATTGAGGCTGAATTGCTAGAAATCACGATCACCAGTTTACCCGCTTACCCTGAAAGTGGTGTCGAAATTGCCAAGCGTTCACTCAATGCTAATCGCTCCAAACCCACGCATTTGTACAATCGGTGGCTACAATTATCTGAGGTGGAATAATGTGGCCATTCAGACATAAAAAGGCAGAAGAACGCAGCCTTAGTATTGATGAGTTCCTGTCACTGGCTGGCATTCCTAACAGTCGGTCAGGCGAATATGTCTCACCGATAACCGCAGAAGGCTTACCCGCTGTTATCAATGCCGTTACGGTGATTAGTGAAGCGGTGGCGACGATGCCCTGTTTTTTATATCGGGTACACAATGATAAAGGTATGGAATCACGGGAATGGCTAAGTAACCACGTGGTAGATTATTTGCTCAATGAAAAACCAAATGATTGTCAAACACCTTTCCAGTTTAAACGAACCCTAATGCGCCATTGCTTACTCAATGGTAATGCCTATGCGCTTATCACATGGGGTAAAGACGGACAGCCCGCTTCATTACATCCTTATCCGCCGAGTGCGGTTGTACCTGAACGATTAAGTGAGCACCGTTACCGTTATACGATAACCGAGCCATACAGTGGTCAAGTCCGTATCTGTCTGCAAGAAGAAATCTTACATTTACGTTACGCCACGGATGATGGGTTTATGGGACGTTCACCGATTACGATTTGTCGGGAGACATTAGGTTTAGGACTAGCCCAACAGCGCCACGGCGCGAGTGTGATGAAAGATGGCATGATGGCAGCAGGGATTATTAAATCCAATGAGTGGCTGAATGATGCCAAAGGGCAAAAAGCCCTTGACGCGCTTGAACGTTATCGAGGCGCAAAAAATGCGGGTAAAGTGCCAATCCTTGAAGGTGGAATGGGATATGAAAAATTAGGCATGAGTAATCAGGATGCAGAATGGTTAGCTTCCCGCCGTTTTACGATAGAAGATATCGCCCGCATGTTCAATGTCAGCCCTATTTTTCTGCAAGAATATTCCAACAGTACCTACAGTAATTTTAGTGAAGCCAGCCGCGCGTTTTTAACCATTACCATGCGCCCTTGGTTAGCGAATTTCGAACAGCAAATCAAATCGGCACTACTACTTAATGTTCCGCAATCCGGTATGCGTTACCAAGTGGAATTTGACACCGCCGATTTACTCAGAGCCAACCCAAGAGAGCGTTTCTTAAGTTATGAAACGGCGATTAAATCCGGTGTGATGTGCCCCAATGAAGCCCGTGAACGGGAAGGCTTACCGCCTCGTGATGGCGGTGATGAATTTAGTCAGGCGTGGAAACAGCATATTGAGGTTAAGAAACATGCGGAGGACAACGCATGAGAGCAGGACGATTAAGACATCGTGTGACGATTCAGAAACAAGAGATTACATACGGTAATCTAGGTGACCAGCGAGTAACCTGGGTAGATGTTGAAGATGTCTGGGCAGAAGTAAAAGCGCTACGCGGTCAGGAGTTATTAACCTTTGGTACTCGCTATCCTCAAGCCATCGTCAAGATTTGGATGCGTTATCGTCCTGATATCACGATTGACAACGCCATTGTGTATAAAGGTGCTAATACACTGGGTTCTCGATTTGAGATAGCCGTTGTTTTATCCGATGCACGCCAATCAAGATTAGAATTGATTTGCAAGGGAGGAGGACGATTTGATTAATGTAAAAATCCCTTTAAATGAAATCAAACAGCATTGTCGATTAGAAGAGAGTTTTACGCTGGATGATAAATTATTAACCACGTATGCCGAAGCAGCACTTGAAGCCTGTCAACAACATATCGGCAAACGGTTTGATGAAGGATTGACATTCACGCCAGCAATTAAGGTTGGGTGTTTGCTCTATATCGGATTGCTCTATGAGAATCGGGAAATGGCAACAGATGTTGAGCTTAAAGAAGTCCCTTTACGATTAAATCGTTATGGTCAGTGTATCGAGATATTGGAGTGTATTAAATGCCGTATCAACCATTAAAAGATGTACAGAGCCAGGCTGTAGTACCCGAGTGAAATCGGGTAAGTGCGAGGCGCATAAACGAGCAGCCAGACGCAGAGTAGAAAACAACGTGGAACGCATACCCAGCGTGGCTACTCCAGCCAATGGGCTAAATATCGTCTGATTTATTTGAAGGAGCATCCTCTTTGCGTGAAGTGCGAAAGTCAGGGGATATATACACCCGCTAAAATCGTTGACCATATCATCCCAATCGATGGAGATAGCGATGTACTGTTCTGGTGGCAAGATAACCATCAATCATTGTGTCAGGGATGTCATAACCGCAAAATTATTCAGCAAGATCCAATAACTAAAGCACAGCGTAAAGCTGGCATGTTCCGTGAGCAGGAAGAAAAAGCTGCTCATCGTAATGACTGGATACACGAGTATAACCTTAATGGACGAATATCAGATAAATCAATTGATTAAGGGATTACTTAGACATAGCCAAGGTTATCGACGCGTTAAGCCAAGCGCGAATAAATCCTACGTTAAACGATTGGCTCAGCGTGACCGTGAGCTAATGGAATGTTTTAGGAATCAGCCTTGGGAAGTAGGGGGTGGGGGAGTTAAATATGACAACCCCCTATTGCGCTGGGACCGCACGTCAATCGAATTTTTTATGCGCGGTCATTTTTTTGAAAATAAAACAATAAGGAAAACAGTAGATTATGGCAAGAGCACCCAAAGCACCTAGCTATCTTGATGAGATTGCTACTACAGAATGGAAAGCTAAGGCAAAATTCGTTGCAGAGCGTAACGACCTGAACCCCACTGATTGGAGTAGCTTTGAGCTGTATTGCGTCAACTATTCCATTTACCGAAAAGCCGTTGCAGACCTCGCAGAACGCGGATTTAGTATCGCCAACAGTCAGGGAAGCGAAAGTAGGAACCCCGCATTAAGCGCCAAAGCTGAGGCAGAAAAAACCATGATAAAAATGGCCTCCCTATTAGGTTTTGACCCCGTATCACGTCGCCGTAATCCGGTAGAAATGCAAGAAGAAGATGAACTTGACCGATTGGCATCAATACGCTGAGCGCGTCAGAAATAGCGATATTCCGGCCTGTAAGCGCTTAAAACAGGCGGTTAATCGTTATTTTAATGACCGCAATAATCCCGTTTATACCTTCGATACGCCAACGGTAGCACGTTTTATCGCTTTTTCCCGTCTCTGCCCCCATGTAAAAGGACATCTTCGAGGTAAGCCCATTCAATTAGAACCTTGGCAGCAATTTGCTATAGCGAATATTTTAGGATTCAAAGAAGTTAGCACGGGAAGAAGAAAATATCGTAGTGCGTATATCCAAGTGCCAAGAAAGAACGCTAAGTCTACATTGGCTGCAATACTGGCTAATTGGTTTTTAATCATGGAAGGGGCAACAGGATATTTATACGGCAGCCGTGAGTCGAGACCAGGCACGCATTGTTTTGATGATGCCCGTCAGATGTGTTTGCTATCCCTAGCCTAAAGAAACGGCTGACTATCCAGCAACATAAAATAATTTATCCTAAAATAACAGTTTGCTAAAGCCGCTTGCTGCCAAAGCTGCCACCATTGAGGGCACTAATCCGAGTCTGGCGATCGTCGATGAGTACCATCTACACCCTGATAATGCGGTTTATTCCGCGCTTGAGTTAGGGATGGGGCACGCCCTGAAGCACTACTTTTGCCATTACCACCGCAGGGAGCAATGTTATTTCAGCCTGTAAACAGCACTATGATTATTGTTGTCAGATATTGGACGGTGAAGCGCAGAATGAATCACTCTTTGCCCTGATTTATGAACTAGACGAAGACGGTGAGCTTGATGATGAGCATAACTGGGTTAAAGCCAATCCTAATCTTAATGTCTCTGTAGAAAGTCATGCCCTGAACGATACGATTAAAAAAGCAAGGGGAATTCCCTCACAATGGACAGAGATGTTAACCAAACGATTTAATATCTGGTGTCAGGGTCAAACGCCGTGGATGGGTGAAGGGGCTTGGGCTGCCTGTCAACGGGACTACAAGGAAACGGATTTAAAGGGACAAACCTGTTATGCAGGGATGGATTTATCCTCAACAAACGATATTACTAGCGTCTGTTATACCTTCCCACAAGAGAATGCGCTCTTGCTATTGAGCCGTCACTATATCCCCGAAGCGCAATTACAGAGTCCAGCGAATAAAAATAGAGCAATCTATCATCAATGGGTGCGGTTAGGCTGGCTGAGAACCACCAAAGGCGATTGTATTGATTATGACCGTATCAGAGATGATATTCTCAAAGACAGTGAGCAGTTTGAGATTAAGCTCATTGGCTTTGATACGTGGAATGCGACTCATCTTAGAACGCAATTACAGGGTGCAGGTTTAGATGTTGAACCCTTCCCACAAACCTATATGCGTTTAAGCCCTGTCGCCAAGTCAGCAGAAGTGTTTGTTAATCGTCAGAATATCCACCATAACGGCGACCCTGTTTTAACATGGGCGATCGCAAATGTAGTGATGGAAACCGATGCAAACGCCAATATTAAACCGAACAAGAAGAAATCGGCTAATAAAATCGACCCGGCCTTAGCGTTTCTGATGAGTTTTGGCACATGGCAGATAGAGCATGAGGACTTTACCTTTAGTTTGACCGATGAGCAGAAACAACGATTAGCTTCATTTGATGGGGTGTAGCGGGTTTTTATTAGCGCCCCGGATAATCTTAAACAAATTTCTCTTCTGATTAAAACCTGTGTATTGCAATGTGTATTGCAGATAGCTATAAATAAATAATAAATATTCATTAACTTATTGATATATAGTTAAATTATAATTGTTTGTAATTTTATAACAAAGCACGCCAACGTTTGGGTGAGTGCAGAGTCAGCCTGGATGGATATGCTCAAATGGACAGATCTCTGCTGTCGCCCCAATGCACGAGCTAAAACCTATCCGATGTGGGTCGGTGTTGATTTGGCTAACAAAATTGATATTTGTGCGGCCGTCAAAGTCTGGCAGGCAAACAATGGTCATGTTCATACTGATGCCAGGTTCTGGCTGCCAGAGGACAGGCTAGCGCGTTGTTCTCGACAAATTGCAGAACTCTATCGGAAATGGTCAGCGATGGGGGTATTAACCCTGACTGATGGTGAAGTGGTTGATCACAATCAAATCAAAGAGGAAATCATTACGTGGGTCTCAGGACAAACATTAAAAGAAATAGGATTTGATCCCTGGAGTGCAACGCAATTTGGCTTATCACTCGCAGAAGAAGGCCTACCACTGGTTGAAGTTTCTCAAACAGTCAGAAATCTGTCAGAAGCAATGAAAGCAGTGGAAGCATTGGTATACGCCGGGAAACTGCACCACAACCAACACCCAGTAATGAACTGGATGATGTCTAATGTGACGGTAAGACCTGACAAAAATGACAACATCTTCCCAAATAAGTCAACGGCGGAAGCTAAGATTGATGGCCCTTGTGCGCTTTTTACCGCAATGAGTCGATTATTAGTCAATGGGGGGAACCATCAACCTTCGCTTTCTGAAATTATTAGTTCCCACGGACTGAGATCGCTTTAAGGATCACACAATGATATTAACACTGCTTTCATTTATCACAGGCATTATTGGTGCCATTTTATTGGCTTTCGGTGCCTGGTTATTGCTGCCCGCCGCTGGTTTTATTGTTGGCGGTATTCTTTGTTTGCTGTGGTCATTTTTGGTTTCGTACATGATGAGTCGAAAAATCAAACAATAAGAGGCATTATGTTTTTTCCAGGACTTTTTAGCAAAAAAAGTGACATAACTTCACAGGAACTTGGTCATCTGATGGGGCTTTCTTACGATACTTACGCCGGTCGTAGAGTCAGTCCTAGGTTGGCTATGCAGCTAACCGCGGTATTTAGCTGTGTCAGAGTATTAGCAGAATCTGTCGGCATGCTGCCTTGTGCCCTGTATGAACGAACGGCACAATGCAATCAACGCGCCACGAAAGAAAGGCTTCATCAGCTATTATCAGCCAAACCAAATGGGTATATGACTTCACAAGAGTTTTGGGAATTATTAATAACGAGTTTGTGTCTGAGGGGCAATTTTTATGCCTATAAGGTTAAGGCCTTAGGCGAAGTGGTTGAATTACTTCCATTAAGTCCTGACAGTGTCGCACCAACGCTAAATCCTCAATGGGGTATTGAATATCAAGTCACGTTGCCAGATGGAACAAGCCGTATTCTGAGTCAGGATGAAATATGGCATGTTCGCATTTTTACATTGGATGGATTAATAGGGTTGAGTCCAATTGCGTATGCACGTCAAGCCATCGGTCTTGGACTAGCAACAGAAGAGCATGGCTCACGTCTATTTGGAAATGGGGCAGTGACAAGTGGGGTTTTACAAACGGAACAATATTTGACAGATGACGCTTATGAGCGATTAAAAAATGACTTTGAAGTCCGCCATCAAGGCCTTGAGAATGCCCATAAACCGATGATCCTTGAAATGGGATTGAAGTGGCAACAAATTAGTTTGTCAGCGGAAGATGCTCAGTTTTTGGAAACACGCAAGTTTCAACTGGAAGAAATCTGCCGTATTTTTCGCGTTCCGTTGCACATGGTGCAAAATACAGATAGAGCCACGTTTAATAATATTGAGAATCTGGGCATTGGTTTTATCAACTATTCGCTGGTTCCTTATCTAACGCGCATTGAACAGCGAATCAATATCGGGTTAATCGCTGAAAAAAAGCAGAAAAATTTTTATGCTAAGTTCAATACTGGGGCGTTATTACGTGGTGATATGAAATCACGGTTTGCAGCTTACGCAACGGGAATTAATTGGGAATTTATTCCCCAAATGAATGCCGCGAACTGGAGGAGCTTAACCCTCGTGAAGGCGGTGATATTTATTTAACGCCGATGAATATGACAACAAAACCCAGTCTTACCGAGTTTAGCGAGGATAAATCGAATGACAATAATGATAAAACAGCGGTTTGATATGCCGCTGAGTCTAAAATCAGTGACTGAATCGGGTGAGTTTTCCGGCTATGGTTCTGTTTTGGGGTAAAGACAGTTTTGATGACATCGTAATGCGAGGCGCATTTGAAACATCACTAACGCATTGGCGATGTAAAATAGTTTTCCTGCCCTTCTTTGGCAGCACCGCATGGATGAACCGATAGGGTCTATACCGAAATGTGGGAGGATGAAAGAGGGTTATTTGTCAAAGGAAAATTGCTCATTGAAGATGACCCTTTAGCCAAGCGAGCCCATGCGCACATGAAGGCCGGATCACTATCCGGCCTTTCTATTGGGTATGTGCTTAAAGATGGCGAATACGAACGCACTAAAGGGTCTTTTGATTAAAGAGATAGATTTATGGGAGGTGAGTTTAGTGACCTTTCCAGCGAATGATGAAGCGAGGATTAATACGATCAAATCAGTATTTGCGCAAGGTCAAATTCCCGCACCAAAAGAGATTGAACGAGTCCTGCGTGATGTTGGACTTTCTCGAACACAAGCAAAAAATTTCATGGCGGAAGGCTACCTTGCTTTGTCTCAGCGAGACGTTGAAACCGATCTGTTAGCAGCCTTGAAATCCATTATATTTTAAAAGATAAGGGTAAATTATGCCAATAGACAAGAAAGATGTTGAACTGGTAGCACAAGAGCTACAAAACCGATTTAACGAATTTAAAGAAAAAATGATAAACGTATTGAAGCCATTGAAGCGCAGAAGGGTAAGCTATCGGAAAATGTTGAAACACTGAATGCTAAACTCAGTGAACTCGATGCGTTAAAATCCTCGCTTGAAGAAGAATTAGTGGCGTTAAAACGCCCTGCGGCAATGAAAAGCAGCCAGAGTATAAATGATCATAAATTGGCTTTTTCGCTGTTCATCCGCAAAGGCAAAGAAGAGGGACTCGCTGAACTTGAAAAAAAAGCCATGCAAACGACCACAGACCCTGACGGGGGGTATGCAGTACCTGAGGAATTAGACCGCAATATCATCAAGGCGTTGGGGGATGAAATTGTGATGCGCCAGGAATGTCAGGTATTAACGGTTGGTACCCCCGATTATAAAAAGCTAATTAATAAAGGCGGAACGACAAGTGGTTGGGTCGGTGAAACGGATAAGCGTCCGGAGACATCGACATCGAAATTAGGGGTTATTGAGCCTGTCTGGGGTGAAATTTATGGTAATCCAGCTGCCACCCAAAGAATGCTTGATGATAGTTTTTTGTTGAACAATTTATCGTGTCAGAATTGACGCAGGAGTTTGCTCAACAGGAAGAGTTGGCATTTACATCCGGTGATGGTCAAAAAAAAAAGGATTGTTAGCCTATGGGAGCGATGAAAAAGCGGATAAGGAGCGTGAATGGGGAACGCTGCAACACCTGATGCTTAAAAAACCATCAGAAATTACCGCTGATGAAATCATGCAACTCATTTATACCTTGCGTAAACCTTATCGTACTAATGCCCGGTTTATGATGAATAATAAGACATTATTTCAGGTAAGAACATTAAAAGATTCACAAGGTAATTATTTGTGGCAACCTGGTTTGCAGTTAGGACAACCCTCCGCCTTATTAGGTTACGGTATTGCAGAAAATGAACAGTTTGCGGATTTAGGCGCGGGCAATGTTCCGGTTGCTTTTGGTAATTTTAAACGTTGCTATACCATTTTAGATCGTATTGGTGTCAGGGTATTGAGAGATCCCTATACCAATAAACCGTTTGTTCATTTTTATACGACAAAAAGAGTGGGGTCTATGTTAGTGGATAGTAATGCGATTAAATTATTGAAGGGCAAAGCCAGTGGAGCAGGCGGTTAATTTAAGAGGGGCAATATGCCCCTTTTGCAAAAGTTGAGGTTTGGCATGTTACCTACGCTTGATGATTTACATCTTCAGTGTCGTATTGATACGGATGAGGAAGATGCGCTTTTATTGATGTACCTTGCCGCTGCCAAAGAAAAAGCAGAAAACTACCTTAACCGTTCATTATCTGATTCAGAGAAAAAGACGCAAAACGCAACCCAATTAGTGATAACGCCGTTGATTAAACAGGCATTGATATTGGCGGTAGGCTTTTGGTATGACACGCGGGAGTTAAAAAGAATTCCCCCTGGATTTTACGAAATATTAAACGATTATCGGATATACCCGATGAGAGGGAAGGATGTTAGCCGCCGAATTGACTAAACGCATTACCTTGTATCGGCCTATCACAAAATATCGTCCTTTAGGCGATCCGTATACTGAAATGGAAGCGGTTAACACCGTTTGGGCCCATGCGGAGTCGATATCTAATCGGAAAATTCGCACCGCTGATCAAGAACAGGTGATTGAAACTTTGCGTTTTACGTTAAGGCCAAGAAACGATATTGATATTGATTGGCTGGTTGAATATCGGCAACGTCGCTTTACCGTCAGAGCATTAGATCGTAATCAACCTGATCGACTCATTATTACCACAGAAGCAAATATCCGCCATGATAGAAAATGATATTAAAAAAGACTTAAGCCGTATTACGGGATTAGATGCTTTCCCCTTCAACTTCCTTCAAAACAGCTTGAAGGGTCATTTATCAGCGTATCAGTGATCCGAAAGTATTTACGGGGTTAGCAAAAACAACGCTCGTACAGGCGCGATATCAGATAACAGTTCAGTTACTCAATGATTATGAAAAAGCCCTCTGGCTAAGCGAAAAAATCAAGGAGGAATGGGAAAAAATTGAACACGGTTATCTGGGTGACTATCCGGTACAACATATTGAACGCGGTAACTTAATTCAGGACAGGGAAGAACTGACAGAAAACCGTATATGTTATCGGATCACGCGGGATTTTATTTTGACCTATGCGGAGGATGCTAAATGAGAAATCGAGTAGAAGTGAAGGGATTAAGCGATCTTGAATCGGTATTAAAAAAATTGGGCGATGAAGTTGCGGTTGAGGTTTTACGCAAAGCAGGGAGTGAAGTAATGAAACCGGTGCTCGCCGATATGAAAGGCCATTCGGGATTTGATGCGATTCATTCAGGCGAACATATGCGAGATAGCATTAAAATCCGCACTAACAGCAGAATAAAGGACAAAAAAACACAAACCGTCGTCACAGTGAGAGTTGGCCCTTCAAAACAACAGGCGATAAAAGCACGCGCCCAAGAGTTTGGTACGGTTAAACAGATAGCGCGCCCTTTTATCCGACCCGCATTGGATTATCACCGTGAATTTATCCTTAATACCTTAGCATCAGAAATTCGCGCCAGCATTGAAAAACATCGTTAATACAACAGGAAAATACTATGGCTAAAAGAAAAAGTTCGCCGGAATACGCTAAGTTACCCGAAAATACCGTAGTGAAATTTGGCAAAGTGGGGGATGCAGTGACTGCAATGAAACTTCTGGATACCTGTAGAGCAATAGGCGCAACAGGATTAACAGGAAGCTTTATAGACTGCACCACATTACTTGACACCAACAAACACTGTGTAACATAGTAATTATTTACGCATATTCGCGTTTCCATGTTTTAAGTAATTTATTGATTTTAAATAATTAGTTATTAATTTATGTACTGGTGTTATTTCATGTTTATTCATTGGTACTGAACTCTGTGTATTGCAATGTGTATTGCTAGAAATGAGAAGTTAACGCTATGGCAGCAGAAAATAAGCTCAGTGAAAAACGATTAAAAGCACTCAGCGGTAGCCTAAGAGAAAAGCAATTACTCGTTGCTGATGGAAGGGGATTATCAATCAGGGTATCTAAAAGTGGGATGGTCAGCTTTGTCTTCTTTTATCGATTAGGTGATCGCAATAGTTCCCCTATTTGGTTAACATTAGGTAAATATCCTGATATGTCGTTAAAACAGGCAAGGAAGGTAAGAAATCAGTGTAGAGAATGGCTAGTAGAAAATAAAGACCCTCGTATTTATATTAAAATTCAAAAAGAAACAACACTAAAACCCGTGACGGTGAAAGATGCGCTTGAATATTGGATTGAACACTACGTTAAGGATAAAAGGAAAGATTGGCTAAAAGTTCAAAACAATTTGAAACGGTATATTTATCTTCATATCGGTGATATGCCATTAAGCGAATGTAAAGCAGATATATGGTTATCGTTATTTGATAAACTAAAAAGAAAAGCCCCCGTTATTTCCGGTGGGACATTCCTCGATGTAAAACAAGCTTTGCGATTTTGTCGGGTAAGACGTTATGCCGTTAATCATGAATTAGACGATTTTACGTTGTCTGATATGGGCAAAAATGCAAAGAAAAGAGACAGAGTCTTAACAGAAAATGAGTTAAGGGATGTGTGGCGTTTGGCTAATAAAGAACTCAACAATACCGTCATTGAATCGCATTATAGACATATTTTATTGCTGGCTATTTTATTTGGTTGTCGCATGGTTGAAATTAGAAAATCGACATGGGATGAATGGGATTTTCAAAACTGGATATGGACAGTACCCAAAGAGAATAGCAAAAATGGTAGAGAAATCATTCGCCCAATACCAAAAGACATAAGACAGTGGCTAGTCAATTTAAAAGCGGTAAATAATACTAATTTAATCCTTGGTAAACTCTACAATCAAGTACCTATCAGTACAACGATGGGTAGGTTATGGAAGAAATTAGGACATGCTAGATCATGGTGTTTACATGATATGAGACGAACATTAGCAACAAATATGGCGGACAAGGGTGTTAACATTTATGTTATTGAACAATTGTTAGGACATACATTGCCTGGGGTGATGGGAATATATAACCGTAGCCAATATATGAATGAAAAAACTCAGGCATTAGAGGATTGGTTACGCTATCTGAATACATTTATAGAGGCAGATAACCAATGATAAAAATAATGAGTAAAGATGAATTATTGTTAGAGCCTGAGATAGATAGAATGATAAAAGAAGGTGAATGTAAATGGTTAACCAGCATAGGAGCATCAACAAGGCACTATATGATAAAAATGGGCAGATTTCCTAAAAGATACGTTTATGGGCCCAAAACAAAACTATACCGATTATCCGAGGTTCAGGCTTGGGTAAACGGCACATGGAAACCTGAATAACTAAAACGTATAAAATTAAATGTCATGAATTGAACCCCGTTAATCGGGGTTTTTTATTATGGAGAGAAAATAATGATAACCGTTAAATTTACTGAACCTACCAGAGAAGAAAGACAATTTATTTTAGATGAATACGGTCAAAAGTATGATCGACGAATCAGGGAAGCCGAATGTAAGCAGATATCCGGTTTATCCCGTTCCCGTCGATGGGTGTTAGAGGAAGAAGGAAAATTTCCTAAGCGTATACCTATGGGAAAGAACTCCGTCTCATGGCTATTAAGCGATGTTCTATGGTGGGCACGCAATCCGCCAGAGGTGAAGAACGTGAATAATCCTTATAGCCGTCAATCTCATTGATTAGAGGAAAAATACCCTTTTTGGCAGAAAACCTAAAAAACCTGTATCACCTGTACCAATTACATTTAATCTATTTAATATCAATTAGTTAATTAGGTACAGGTAGATAAAATACCTCTAAAAACCTATAAAGACCTGTAACAACTTAAAGAGGAAGTCGGTTAGAAAAAAATTCCTTCCTTTCCCTGGTAGGCAGTGATTACCGAAAGTCCCCTTTTTTCTGACCAAGCAGCATGACTCACCGCTCAATTAATTAAATAAGGTTCAATATGAACATTCAAAACACGGTGAATAACCGTGAAGGGCTTCTTTATGCCAAAAATCAGGGGGGCGATATATTTAATCGCCTGAACAAGTCGACCTACAAAAAAAGTGTAGGTCACTACACAAAAAGTGTAGTTCAGAAATTAAACAACATGGGTGTACAAGCCGTTAGAGAGGTGCGCACAAAAGAAAGCATTAAAAACAATAGGTTGATTCAATTTGTGCAGTACGAGAAACAACCCGCTAATCGCAGTTTACAATACTTCATCTACTCAAATTTGAGTAGTGCAAAAAATAACCATTCATCATTAAGAGGAACGGTTAATAAACAAACAAAGCGAGTGGCTCATGGTCACTCAGAACATCAAGGAAATATTTCTCTGATGATGAGGCTACCCGATAATATCGGGTTGGTTGGGTTGGCTCAGGGGCAACCAGCGGAATATTTCTCTAAGCAATCTCAGCCTTTGGGGGGGATGCCTCTTTTGTCTAGTTCTCTGCGAAGTAAGCGTTTTATCCAACCAGCTTTATTGTCATCTCCGTCCTCTTTCATTGCTAAGTTAAGGCGTTCAGATAAGCTAGAATCTAATCGCAATTGTACAACGATTCTTTCTTTTTGGTGTTCTTTGGTTGACATTGGTTTTTTCCTGTATATATTAGATATTGAGATTACCAATGTACACTATTGCATAGCAATAAGTAAGACAATGCCCCGCAGTGCGCAAACACTTGCAGAGCATCTAACCACAATGTTAACTGAGGTAACAGTTATGGCTTCGTATAAGTCTACCCAAACTCACCCTAAATTTACAGATACTTACTGGATTATCCCTCTAGATTCCAACATTCCCTACGGCAAAGTGTCATTAACCCGTCGTGAGCGCAGATTATTTCATGTGCTGTTCAAAGGTGATCGGCTTGTCTGGTCAGGCCGTAAGCCCATAACACCCCAAAGCATCATAGCGTGCTCCGCTTCTCAACGTCAGGAGGTGGCTCATGCGTAATTTTGTCGCTATCCATAATCGTGCGATGCCCGTTGTGGAGTACCAAGGTAAGCGTGTTGTGACCTTTGCCATGATTGATAAGGCACATGATCGCCCTAAAGGAACAGCAAGGCAGACGTTTAATCGTCATCGTTCTCGTTTTGTTGAAGGTAAAGATTTCTTTGATGTGACATCGTCTGTTAAACATACGATGTGGCTAAAAGACGTTTTCCCGAAACGTACCGCTAGGGGACTGCTTATCACCGAAAGAGGTTATTTACTTATCGTTAAACCGTTCAACGATTCGCTATCGTGGGATGTACAGAATGAGATGATAGATAGCTATTTCCGCCGTAACACCTTAGGTGAACTCCGTCATGTTGATATCCCTTCAATTGAAGAGTTAAGCCAGATGAAACCGGAAGAAGCACAACACCTTGTCGCCAAGGCTGAGAAAGACTCTTATCTTGGTCATGGTAAGCCAGGTAGTGCAGCGATGACCCTACGCCGTAGAGAGCTTAAGCGCCTTCGTCCGGCAACGCGTGCCGTTATTGAACTTTCCCAACTGTCTATCTGTGATTTAGGCGATTTCGCTAAGGAGGCTCTGCATGGCTGATATTCAGCATTACCTCATACCGGATAATTTACAAGCCATGAGCACTAAAGAGCTAAGAGAAATGAAAGGCGCTTGTGATGCCGCGTTTGACGGGATTATGTCAGGGCTAAAAGCCTTTGGTGAATGCGCATATTGGGCATGTGGCAATGAAAACTATGCCGATAGTCAGGCGAAAGCGGATTTATGCCGGATGAGTGAGGCGTTGATGTGCTTACCTAAAATTGCTCAGGCACTCATTATCAACGCAGAAAACGCCCAGTTCACACTCTATCAGCGTGAAGGGTTCCCTGTATCGGAGGGCGTGAGATGAACATGACACAATATGACGAACAACCATTAATTACTTTTAGCGATGGCTATAACTCAGGGCGGGATAATACCTTTAACGCTAAGAATACACGGGCTTTTCTTAAGGGAAAAGTGAAGCCCCAATTTATAAGAAATCCTGGGATTAACACTTATGTCAGTGGCTCAAAGCACACAGGCACTAAGTCGAAAAAGTGTAAGCGCAAACAGGCTAAAAAAAGGAAGGGGTCAAGATGAGCTATAAAATAAAAACCATTGGCAAAAATGTATGCCTTACACATTTAAACGAACAGGGGCATATTGAAAAAATAACGATTCCTGTGGCGGATATCCCTAATCGTGTTAATGAGGGTCATTGGGATGATGACCCTAAGTTAATCCTGAAATTAATCGATGAATACTGGAAAAAAGACGATTTTAACAAAGCCGATGTGATCACGTCCGTACGCTGTGTTATTTCGGCTATTTTCGTTATGCAATGCAACGTTAAAAATGGTCAGCCTTACTACACCCATAAAAACTATCACCTTCCTATTTTTCTGGCGACTGAACGCATGGGCATGGAGAATAATATTGAAGGCGCTTTTTATTCTAGGGAGACCAAGGAAGACGCAGAGCAATATATTCTGACGTTTTATCGAAACATGCTAGAAGTCAGTAATGCTAAGTGTTTAAAACTTTCCTTTATGGGGCAAGAAATTTTAGCCCAACTCCATAACCTATTTATCGATGATGTGCTTAACGGCAGCGTTCAGCCTGTCGCTGTGGTGCATTAAGGGGGAGAGATGACATTAATCACTTTAAACTTTCGCCTGAATGCACGAATCAATGCATTTGCTAAGGCAATCTATCAGGATGTGAGAGAGGAATACGGCGGAGACTGGTTTACCTTATACACCGAAGATGACGCTATTCATGTTGATATTATCGACGGTGTAAAAGGGATTAGGAAGCTGGTTGATACTTATGTGTTAGCGCCGTTGAAAGATGAATACAAATCTTGGGAATCCGTCGCTGAGCAAATACTTGACCTGTGCGTTGAGAACGGCAAGTTGTCAGGGATGGGGCTTGATATGTGGGTTGACATGATGAATGACATGGCGGATAGCGCTGCTGCTCAGGAGGATAAATCATGAGAAATATTGATTTAATCCGTCAGGTTAAGCAGCAGGCCACAGGACGTTGGCAAGGTATATTAGCATCACTGGGGGCAGAAGTCCCCTTGAATCGTCATACCGCTTGTCCAGCTTGTGGGGGTAAAGACCGCTTTCGCTTTGATGATAAGGAAGGTAACGGCACATTTATCTGTAATCAGTGTGGTAGTGGTGACGGACTGGATTTAGTGAGACGGTTATTTAATGTTGATGTCACGGAAGCGGCTAAGGAAGTGGCTAAGGTTATTTCAATACCTGTCCAAAAAGAAACGACTATATCAGATAAACCGCCTTTAACGGATGCTATTAAAAAATCCGCAAAGTTATTAGAAGAAGCCACATTAGGTCAATCTCAGTACTTAATACTCAAAGGTCATACCTGTTCAGTTAAGCTATTAAAAGATGGCTCGATGATATTACCCGTAAAACAGGGTGATAAATTACTGGGTGCTCAGATTATCAGAGCTAACGGTGAAAAGCGCTTTATCTCAGGCACAAAGAAAAAAGGCGGCTATATTCCCGTCGTTGATTTCACTGGAACGCCCGATACGGTGTTAATTGCCGAAGGATATGCAACCGCTTTAACCGTGAGCCAGTTACATGAAGGCGTGGTACTGGCAGCGCTTGATGAAGGTAATTTATTACCCGTTGCTACATGGGTCAGGAAGCATTACCCCCAATCAAAAATCATTATTGCGGCGGATAATGATGTTAAGCCCGATGAAGCCAATATTGGCAAGATTAAAGCGGAGAAAACCGCAAAAGTGGTTAATGGTTGGGTCACCATACCGCCAACCAAAGAAAAAGCTGATTGGGATGATTACCGTCAGCAACATGGGATTGAGGCAGCAAAACAGGCGTTTATAGAGGGGGCGTATCAAGTTGAATTTGATGAAGTAACCGATTTTGATCCCTACGAGCTAGGAAGTGGAGAAGTGATTACGGCTAACGAACTCGCTTTACTTCAAAAGATGAATGGCATTTATACCCATGTTACGATCGGCGGAAAACACAGAGTTGTCACCCTTAAACCTTGTCAAGTTAATGGATTAATGCATACCTTTGAGGAATTAGCGCAATTTAAAAACTATTTCCTGCATGAAGGGCGCATTGCCAAAAAGCTATCATTAGGTGATGCCTGGTTAAAATGGAAAGGGAAGAACTATAAACCTAATGGAGTCGGTTTTTACCCTGAACCGTCAAAATGTCCTGATACTGTCTACAACCTGTATATGGGGTTATCGGTTAAACCTGTTGAGGGGGATTGTAGCCTTTATTTAAATCATATCCGCCACATAATTTGTTCAGGTGATGAAATAGCGTATCAATATGTAATTGCATGGATGGCGCATTTAATCCAGAAACCGGATGAAAAACCGTCCGTGGCTATCGCTATGAAATCGGTCAGAGGGGCAGGAAAAGGAACTTTTGTAAAGCCATTACTCCAAATTTTAGGGCAATACGGCGTACAGGTTAACGGTGCAGAGCACCTTACCGCAAAGTTCAATGCCATGTTAGCAAATAAATTGTTGGTATTTGCTGATGAAGCGACAGTAGCCAGTGCTAAAGATGGCGAAAAACTCAATGGCATTATTAGTGAATCTACGTTTAACCTTGAGCGGAAAGGAATTGATCCTGAGCCAATGGCTAATTTTTCACGTTTGATATTTGCAAGTAATAGTACTCAGGCATTGAAGGCAGGAATAAAAGAGAGGCGATATTTAGTATTAGAGCCTGACGGCAGTAGAGCACAAGATAAAAGCTATTTTGATAACTTATACCAATGGGTGAATGATAAAGGTGCAGCCAAGCTACTTTATTATTTACAGCATTATGATATTTCAGGTTTTGATCGCCACCGCGCACCGAAAACCGAGGCACTTAAAGAAGAAATACTCTTTGGTTTAACGGGGTTATATGCTTACCTGTATGCCGAATTATCAAAAGATGAACCGTTTGATCGAAAGGTACGAATTCCAGTAACTGAATTAATCGATAACTATTTATTCTGGTGTAAAAGTAATGGTGAACCGGAAACCGAAGCCGCCGCCCGTAGTCGCGTTGGGAAAACGATGATCAGAATGGGGCTAAATAAACTAGGACGTAGGGGATGCGGTATAGGAATTGTTTATGAACTACCGAGTGTTGATGAATTACGGATCAGATTTGCCGATATGATTGGTATGGAGTTAAAAGATGTATTCTAAAAGCTAAGATCCCCTAAAAATAAAATTTCCGGGTTACCTTCCTTGTCCAAGGAGAGCGATAATTAAATTTTAAATCGATGTTATCTACTCTAACGCGGTGCTTAGTTCCTAGGCTCAATCAATGTGTACAGGTTCTTAGTGGTATTTAGGGGTATTTTCATCTACCTGTACATAGTTAACTTATTGAAATTAAATATATTTATTTCTGTTTGTACAGGTAGTATAGGTTTTTTGGAATTTTTCAGCTAGGGCGTATTTTGACTGTATAAATTTACTGATTTTGGAAATCGGATAAATTAAATAGGTCATGACGACGGTGACCAAGCATGAATAAATAATAGGTATGCGAATGAAAAAAACAGAAAAGCAAGTGTGTATTTTAAAGCTGATGGTTATTGCGTTAAATGAAGCTATTAAATCAGGACACTTTGATTTGAACGGGCGATCAGCTGATGATAGAACAAAAAATAGACATGGATATCGTGAATTGATTATTGCTGGCAGACGAACAATTATTAATTGGTTTGATCTGGGTTATGATGAATTACGTATTAGTGTTTGGTGGAACTACCAGCCCGAAATGATACCAGCCAAAAGCAAAAGATTTGTGGAAAGCTTCCCACCACGGTATTCAATGCCTCAAGTTTATAGACCTTTTTTCAAATATATTTTATGGGCATGCGGTAGCTGCCATTTTGAGAGAAGAACAGGAAAATTCATCTACGGTAAGGAGGGGTGTCAATTTTTTGATATTTATATCAATGAAAACGCTATCTTTTATTTAGATGAAATACCATCAGAAGAGCCACAAGGGTACGCGACTCATCGTTTTATTCAGAATTCAAATCAATAAAGATAGTCATAACAGATTACTCACTATGTCATTAGAAATTTTCTTGATGAATTGAATATTCTAGCAAGGGGTCAATTTGACCACTTGCAGTAAATCAAAGGGTTAGCGGGTTATTTCGAGGTCATCACAACAGTGACCTAGGAGAATGATAAATTGATAAGAACATCTGTTAAATTTTTAGCTGATGATATTTGATAAATAACTAATGTAAAGTTGCGTAAATTATTGGTTCTCATGTTTTCTCATCTTTTTTGCCTTCCTGTGAGGTTGTTTCCTGTTATTTTTCATCATGTTAAATTGAGGTTCCTGATTCATGCAGGTGTATTTTGAAATATTCATGGTTACTAAAAGCGGTTAAGGTTTATATCACCTTCCCTTAGCTGCTTTTTTTCTGCATGTTCAGTTAAGACAATCACTGCATGCAGGAGCCAACCTTGAAAAGACTACTTGAATTACGTCAGCAAAAAGCCGATTTAACGGCACAAATGCGATCAATGCTGACCTTAGCAGAAACCGAAAAACGAACACTGACCGAAGATGAAGCTAAAAACTTTGATGCGTTGCGTCATCAGTCGGAAACCCTTAATACTGAAATTGCCCGTTATGAAAGCCTTGCTGATGAAGAAAGAACATTAGCGGCAAAGCCTGTACAAAAAGAACAGGGAAATGATGCATTAAGGCATTATGTTTTGACAGGGGAAACGCGCGGACTTTCGACTGGGGTTCCGGCTGATGGTGGCTATACCGTTATTCCTGAACTAAATAAACAGATTATGCAACGTCTCAGTGATGAGTCCGTCATGCGTAAAATCTGTACTATCAAGACCACTCACAGCAACGAATATAAGCAACTGGTGTCTGTTGGTGGTGCCGTGATCAATCACGGTGAAGAAGGCAAAGCCCGCACCGAAACCGCTACCCCTAAACTGGAAGAAGTCAGTATCAAGTTATTTCCTGTCTATGCCTATCCTAAAACCACTCAGGAAATCCTCGATTTTAGTGATGTCGATATTTTAGGCTGGTTGACCCGTGAAATTGCTGACACCTTTGTTGATACCGAAGAAACCGATTTAGTCAGTGGTAACGGCACAAAAAAAGCAAAAGGATTTCTATCCTATCCCCGTGATACGAAAGCAGATAAAGACCGCAGCTTTGGCACATTGCAAAAGCAGGAAGTGACCAAGCTGGAAGCGGATAGTCTGATTGACCTGAAATTCACGCTAAAAAATAAATACCGTAAAAATGCCGTCTGGGTGATGAACTCAAACACGGCTGCCAAAGTACAAAAATTGAAAAATGGCAATGGTGATTATATCTGGCGTGAACGGTTACAAGTGGGTGATCCTGATAGTCTGTTGGGTTTATCGGTTCATTACCTTGAATTTATGAATGATGATGTGATAGCCCTCGGTGACTTTAAACGCGGTTACACCATTGTTGACCATCAGACGGGCACACGTACACGGCCTGACAATATTACTGAGCCTGGCTTTATCAAGATCCATACTGATAAATATCTAGGCGGTGGATTAGTCGATTCCAATGCAATTAAAGTGCTTGAGGTCAAGGCGAAAGGAGCCGGAGGCTAATATCCATGAAATCAACCGATTTTGAAATACGTACGGCAAGCCTGTCTGCTGATGAAAAAAAGCTAACAGGCTATGCGGTTAAGTGGAATAGCCGCTCACAACTGTTATGGGGTGAATTTATTGAAACCTTCGCCCCGTATGCGTTTAAAAACAGTCTGGGAAAAGAGACAGATGTAAGGTGTCTGTTTGAACATGACGTGACCAACCTGTTAGGGCGTACCGCGTCGAGTACGTTACAACTGGCTGAAGATGAAACGGGGTTACGGTTTGCGCTTACCCCGCCTGATACGCAATTAGGCCGAGATGTTCTGACACTGGTTGAACGGGGGGATATCTCCGGCATGAGCTTTGCGTTTAGGACGATAAAAGACCATTGGGAAATTGGCGAAAAGCCTTATCTTAGAACGGTTATTGAGGCTGAATTGCTCGAAATTACGATCACCAGTTTACCCGCTTACCCTGAAAGTGGTGTCGAAATTGCCAAGCGTTCACTCAATGTTAATCGCTCCAAACCCACGTATTTACATCATCGGTGGCTCCAATTATCCGAGGTGGAATGATGTGGCCATTCAGACATAAAAAGGCAGAAGAACGCAGCTTTAGTATTGATGAGTTCCTGTCACTGGCTGGCATTCCTAACAGTCGGTCAGGCGAATATGTCTCACCGATCACCGCAGAAGGCTTACCCGCTGTTATCAATGCCGTTACGGTGATTAGTGAAGCGGTGGCGACGATGCCCTGTTTTTTATATCGGGTACACAATGATAAAGGTATGGAATCACGGGAATGGCTAAGTAACCACGTGGTAGATTATTTGCTCAATGAAAAACCAAATGATTGTCAAACACCTTTCCAGTTTAAACGAACCCTAATGCGCCATTGCTTACTCAATGGTAATGCCTATGCGCTTATCACATGGGGTAAAGACGGACAGCCCGCTTCATTACATCCTTATCCGCCGAGTGCGGTTGTACCTGAACGATTAAGTGAGCACCGTTACCGTTATACGATAACCGAGCCCTACAGTGGTCAAGTCCGTATCTGTCTGCAAGAAGAAATCTTACATTTACGTTACGCCACGGATGATGGGTTTATGGGACGTTCACCGATTACGATTTGTCGGGAGACATTAGGTTTAGGACTAGCCCAACAGCGCCACGGCGCGAGTGTGATGAAAGATGGCATGATGGCAGCAGGGATTATTAAATCCAATGAGTGGCTGAATGATGCCAAAGGGCAAAAAGCCCTTGACGCGCTTGAACGTTATCGAGGGGCAAAAAATGCGGGTAAAGTGCCAATCCTTGAAGGTGGAATGGGATATGAAAAATTAGGCATGAGTAATCAGGATGCAGAATGGTTAGCTTCCCGCCGTTTTACGATAGAAGATATCGCCCGCATGTTTAATGTCAGCCCTATTTTTCTGCAAGAATATTCCAACAGTACCTACAGTAATTTTAGTGAAGCCAGCCGCGCGTTTTTAACCATTACCATGCGCCCTTGGTTAGCGAATTTCGAACAGCAAATCAAATCGGCACTACTACTTAATGTTCCGCAATCCGGTATGCGTTACCAAGTGGAATTTGACACCGCCGATTTACTCAGAGCCAACCCAAGAGAGCGTTTCTTAAGTTATGAAACGGCGATTAAATCCGGTGTGATGTGCCCCAATGAAGCCCGTGAACGGGAAGGCTTACCGCCTCGTGATGGCGGTGATGAATTTAGTCAGGCGTGGAAACAGCATATTGAGGTTAAGAAACATGCGGAGGACAACGCATGAGAGCAGGACGATTAAGACATCGTGTGACGATTCAGAAACAAGAGATTACATACGGTAATCTAGGTGACCAGCGAGTAACCTGGGTAGATGTTGAAGATGTCTGGGCAGAAGTAAAAGCGCTACGCGGTCAGGAGTTATTAACCTTTGGTACTCGCTATCCTCAAGCCATCGTCAAGATTTGGATGCGTTATCGTCCTGATATCACGATTGACAACGCCATTGTGTATAAAGGTGCTAATACACTGGGTTCTCGATTTGAGATAGCCGTTGTTTTATCCGATGCACGCCAATCAAGATTAGAATTGATTTGCAAGGGAGGAGGACGATTTGATTAATGTAAAAATCCCTTTAAATGAAATCAAACAGCATTGTCGATTAGAAGAGAGTTTTACGCTGGATGATAAATTATTAACCACGTATGCCGAAGCAGCACTTGAAGCCTGTCAACAACATATCGGCAAACGGTTTGATGAAGGATTGACATTCACGCCAGCAATTAAGGTTGGGTGTTTGCTCTATATCGGATTGCTCTATGAGAATCGGGAAATGGCAACAGATGTTGAGCTTAAAGAAGTCCCCTTTACGATTAAATCGTTATGGTCAGTGTATCGAGATATTGGAGTGTATTAAATGCCGTATCAACCATTAAAAAGATGTACAGAGCCAGGCTGTAGTACCCGAGTGAAATCGGGTAAGTGCGAGGCGCATAAACGAGCAGCCAGACGCAGAGTAGAAAAACAACGAGGAACGCATACCCAGCGTGGCTACTCCAGCCAATGGGCTAAATATCGTCTGATTTATTTGAAGGAGCATCCTCTTTGCGTGAAGTGCGAAAGTCAGGGGATATATACACCCGCTAAAATCGTTGACCATATCATCCCAATCGATGGAGATAGCGATGTACTGTTCTGGTGGCAAGATAACCATCAATCATTGTGTCAGGGATGTCATAACCGCAAAATTATTCAGCAAGATCCAATAACTAAAGCACAGCGTAAAGCTGGCATGTTCCGTGAGCAGGAAGAAAAAGCTGCTCATCGTAATGACTGGATACACGAGTATAACCTTAATGGACGAATATCAGATAAATCAATTGATTAAGGGATTACTTAGACATAGCCAAGGTTATCGACGCGTTAAGCCAAGCGCGAATAAATCCTACGTTAAACGATTGACTCAGCGTGACCGTGAGCTAATGGAATGTTTTAGGAATCAGCCTTGGAAGTAGGGGGTGGGGGAGTTAAATATGACAACCCCCTATTGCGCTGGGACCGCACGTCAATCCAATTTTTATGCGCAGTAATTTTTTTGAAAATAAAACAATAAGGAAAACAATAGATTATGGCAAGAGCACCCAAAGCCCCTAGCTATCTTGATGAGATTGCTACTACAGAATGGAAAGCTAAGGCAAAATTCGTTGCAGAGCGTAACGACCTGAACCCCACTGATTGGAGTAGCTTTGAGCTGTATTGCGTCAACTATTCCATTTACCGAAAAGCCGTTGCAGACCTCGCAGAACGCGGATTTAGTATCGCCAACAGTCAGGGAAGCGAAAGTAGGAACCCCGCACTAAGCGCAAAAGCCGAGGCAGAAAAAACCATGATAAAAATGGCCTCACTATTAGGTTTTGACCCCGTATCACGTCGCCGTAATCCGGTAGAAATGCAAGAAGAAGATGAACTTGACCGATTGGCATCAATACGCTGAGCGCGTCAGAAATAGCGATATTCCGGCCTGTAAACGCTTAAAACAGGCGGTTAATCGTTATTTTAATGACCTCAATAATCCTGTTTATACCTTCGATACGCCAACGGTAGCACGGTTTATCGCTTTTTCCAGTCTCTGCCCCCATGTCAAAGGACATCTTCGAGGCAAGCCTATTCAATTAGAACCTTGGCAGCAATTTGCTATAGCGAATATTTTAGGATTCAAAGAAGTTAGCACGGGAAGAAGAAAATATCGTAGTGCGTATATCCAAGTGCCAAGAAAGAACGCTAAGTCTACATTAGCTGCAATACTGGCTAACTGGTTTTTAATCATGGAAGGGGGTCAACAGGATATTTATACAGCAGCCGTGAGTCGAGACCAGGCACGCATTGTTTTTGATGATGCCCGTCAGATGTGTTTGCTATCCCCTAGCCTAAAGAAACGGCTGACTATCCAGCAACATAAAATAATTTATCCTAAAAATAACAGTTTGCTAAAACCTCTGGCAGCTAAGGCGGCAACAATCGAAGGGACTAATCCGAGTCTGGCGATTGTCGATGAGTATCATTTACACCCTGATAATGCGGTTTATTCCGCGCTTGAGTTAGGGATGGGGGCACGCCCTGAAGCACTACTTTTTGCCATTACCACCGCAGGGAGCAATGTTATTTCAGCCTGTAAACAGCACTATGATTATTGTTGTCAGATATTGGACGGTGAAGCGCAGAATGAATCACTCTTTGCCCTGATTTATGAACTAGACGAAGACGGTGAGCTTGATGATGAGCATAACTGGGTTAAAGCCAATCCTAATCTTAATGTCTCTGTAGAAAGTCATGCCCTGAACGATACGATTAAAAAAGCAAGGGGAATTCCCTCACAATGGACAGAGATGTTAACCAAACGATTTAATATCTGGTGTCAGGGTCAAACGCCGTGGATGGGTGAAGGGGCTTGGGCTGCCTGTCAACGGGACTACAAGGAAACGGATTTAAAGGGACAAACCTGTTATGCAGGGATGGATTTATCCTCAACAAACGATATTACTAGCGTCTGTTATACCTTCCCACAAGAAAATGCGCTCTTGCTATTGAGCCGTCACTATATCCCCGAAGCGCAATTACAGAGTCCAGCGAATAAAAATAGAGCAATCTATCATCAATGGGTACGGTCAGGCTGGCTGAGAACCACTAAAGGCGATTGTATTGATTATGACCGTATCAGAGATGATATTCTCAAAGACAGTGAGCAGTTTGAAATTAAGCTCATTGGCTTTGATACATGGAATGCCACTCATCTCAGAACGCAATTACAGGGTGCAGGTTTAGATGTTGAACCCTTCCCACAAACCTATATGCGTTTAAGCCCTGTCGCCAAGTCAGCAGAAGTCTTTGTTAATCGTCAGAATATCCACCATAACGGTGACCCCGTTTTAGCGTGGGCGATCGCAAATGTGGTAATGGAAACCGATGCAAACGCCAATATCAAACCGAACAAGAAAAAATCGGCTAACAAAATTGACCCCGCCTTAGCCTTTTTGATGAGCTTTGGTACATGGCAGATAGAGCATGAGGACTTTACCTTTAGCCTGACCGATGAGCAGAAAGAACGATTAGCTTCATTTGATGGTGTGTAGCGGGTTTTTATTAGCGCCCCGGATAATCTTAAACAAATTTCTCTTCTGATTAAAACCTGTGTATTGCAATGTGTATTGCAGATAGCTATTTTTATGCCTGTATATATAAATAAATATATATAATTCAAATAGATATAAATAATTTGAAATAAAAACAAACAATATATAGCCGATTTACCGGAAGGGCCGGAAAAGACGCTAGGTTTTATCGATGACCCCGAAAATGAAGATTTTACTGAATTTTTAAATTTGGCACAAAATAGAGAAACCGTTCAGCTTTATATTGAGCTACCCAATAAACGGACAGCCACGATGATCTTGGCCCTGTCAGGCTGGGAGATGAATGAGATTAGTGCGCCAGCAAGTGAAGTCATTCAAATTACGGTAAAAGGGAAACAGAATAATCTCACCTGGGGAACAGTACCCCCAAAGCCTTAACCGCCGATGCGACAAAATTCACGGCGGATAGCACCAAGAGGAAAGTAAACTGATGGCAGAAATCAAAAAAATCAATATTGGCACAAAACCGGATGATGGAACGGGTGATACTTTACGTGATGCTTTTAGTAAAACCAATGACAACTTTGAAGCACTTAATACCTTACCCGAAAAAGGGGATAAGGGCGATAAAGGAGAAAAAGGCGAACCCGGTAAGGATTTGTCATCAGAACTTGATGCGCTCACCAAACGTGTCAGAGCATTAGAAGAAAAAGAATAAGGTAAATAGCATGTCATCACTTAAATCACGTTTATTAGCACCGGATAGTTATGTTGAAAAACACGCTATTTTTGATGTTGATGTTTATCTACGCCGCTTAACCATTGCAGAGCTAGATACCTATGAGCAAGCGTTAAAACAGGCGCAAGACAGTGGCTCTAACACACAGGCAAGTATTGCGGGAGCAAACCTGATTTTGCAAACGATTTGCGATAAAGCAGGGCAACCCTTACCCACAGAAGAATTGCCCACCGCAGAGGAATTAATTGCTACCAAATCCACGCAATCATTGATTGAAGCCCTCAAGTTTGTTCAGCAATTTAGCTGTGGCAGTCTGGATGGCGCTAAAAAAAACTAACCGACTCCGCTCGCTTACGCTTTATTTTCCAACTGGCTGATAGATGGGGTCAACCTGACCCGCGTAAAATCGCCGCTTTACCGAACGAAATATTGACGCACTGGCAAGCGTTTTTTCTGCTGGAAAGTGAACTCAAAGGCGCAGATATTACGGAAAATGAAGTCATTGCACATAATGATGTTAATCAACAATGTAATAACGTTATGAGGGTTTTAAATGGCTGATGTCGCAAGTCTGGCCGTAGCGTTACACTTGAATTCTGCTAGTTTTAAATCGCAAATTCATGATGCTTATAGTTCTGCGGCTAATGAATCTAAAAAATTTGCTCAGCAGATTGAATCTGGCTCAAGTCAAAGTGAACGTGCAGTGACAAGGATGTCAAATCAGATAAGAAAATCCAGTGGACAGGCAGCAGTTGGCTTTGGAAATTTGCATCATGTGTTAACGGAGCTGGTTTCTGGCAGCAATGTTGCCGCCAGTACGATTTCAAATGCGTTAGTACCCGCTTTTGAACGATTGTTTGGTGCTACGCATGGCACGACTTTCGATACTCAACGGCAGATGGCGAAAGAAGCCGCGCAAAGTGCGGTAGATTATGCACAGTCTAGCATTGAAGCGGCCAAAGCAGATGCCACCAGAGCACAGCAGGGATTAAAAACCGCGCAAGTAATGAAAGCACAGGCCATCGCGCAGCGTGAACAGGCGTTTGCCTCTGATGAATACCTTGAAAAAATGCGCGCGGTCAACGCCCAAAATGGACTGAATACGGCTGAAATTGAAAAGGCATATGCGGCGCAAAATGCGGCAAACGCCAGAACGATCGCCGAAGCAAATCTGGCTGAAGTCAGCGCAAATCAAAAAGCTGCCGCCGCTTCTGCGCAATTAACGACAGCGCAAGCAGCGGAAACGGCGGGCACGCGACAATTAGCTTTAGCCAAGCAGCAGCTTGCCGTTGCAAATACTGAGTTGTCCGCTTTGCAGCGCGTAACCGGAGGAATAACGGGCGCTTTCAGTAACCTTATTAATCTCATGGGTGGGCCGCTCAATGTTGGCTTGATGGCAACCGCAGGGTCAGTATTTTATTTGTATTCGCAGTTTAAGGAAGCGGAAGAAAGGCAGAAGTCTTTTTATGCAGCCATTCAAAAAGGCGGATTATTTTTATCGACAACAACGGTTGAATTGAATCTGTTAGCAGATCGACTAGGCGGGACAGCCGAAGCCTATAAAGCGGTGACTTCTGCCGCAAGTGCAGGGTTTAGCGGTAAGCTACTGGAAGACGTGGCGGAGTTTGGGGCTCAACTTGAGGAGTCGGGCGGTAGCGTCGATATGTTGGTCAGCAAGCTATCGGCAATCGGTGACCAACCGTTAAAAGCCTTGCGAAATTACGCGGCTGAGGGTGTGGTATTAACGCAATCGATTTACGAGCAAATTGCTGCCTTGGAAAGACGGGGACAAATTGAAGAAGCCAAAGCGCTTGCAAGAAATGCCTACGAAAAACAGAATCAGGAAAATACTAAAGAAAGCGAGCGCTTAACGCAGGCGCATAAAAGATCACTCGATGATCTGACCGGTAGTTTTAACGTGTTAATGGCGGCATCAACGCAAAGTCTGACACTGTATAATCAGGTGTTGCAAAAAGAAAAGGACAAGGAAAATGCGATTTATGCTAGGCAACTGGAAGAACGCAAAGCACAAATTAAAACTGAAAGTCAGTTCGCCATTCATACCATCGAAACCGCTGCACAAATTAATGCGGCCATTAATGCGGGTAAAGATCCGCTGAAAGAAAGAGCCAGAATTCAGCAGGAAATCAACCAACGCTATAAAGAGGGCAGTTTAACATTAAATGAGTACACCCAAGCGCTTAAAGGACTCGACAAACTGTACGCCTCCCCGCAAAAAACGTCCGGGGAAACCCTTGATGCGGGGCGTCAGCGAATTGAGCAACTGCAACAACAAACAGCGACCTTACAAGCGCAGTTAATGGAAAATGAAAAACTCCTCGATTCAGAACGGAAATTGGCAGCCTTTGAGCAAGAAATCACTCGATTAAAAGGGCGAACGCTGAATGCATCACAGAAGAGTGTGTTAGCGCATGCGGATGAAATTCGTACACAGTTGCAAATCAATGCCGGATTAGAGCGTGAATTACAGTTAAAAGCATTAAGGCAACGATTTGCAGATCAGGATTTTGAAATCACAAAACGTACGACTCAAATGCAGCAGGAAGCCCAAAATCAGATTCTGCAAATGACGATGCCCAAAGTGGATTATGACTTGATGCTTGAAGAACAACGCGTCAGGGATGACTTTCGTAATCGGCGATATCAGCTTGATAAGGAAGTTTCAGATAAGACCTCACAACTTTATGCAGAACGGACGCAGTTTTTAGCGCAAGAAGAACAAAAACAGATTGAGATAGTGAGAGCTGCTGCATTAAGTAAGGCGAAGGTGGCGCAAGATGGGGGGAAAGGCGTAGCCAAAGGCTGGCAGGATTTCGGTGCGGAAACAGAAAACGTGTTTGATAACATGCGTAATATCACTAAAAACGCTTTCGATGGTATGTCAAATACCCTGGCAGACTTTGTGACCACAGGTAAATTTAATTTTTCTGATTTTGCGCAATCGGTGGTCAATGATATAACGCGCATGATTGTTAAAATGATGATATTTAAAGCGTTGGAGTCAAGTTTGGGTGGTTCTGGTCTTGGCAGTTTTCTTGGCATAAGAGCCAATGCACTGGGCGGTGTTTATCGTTCGTCAGGGTTAAGTGCCTATAGTAATCGTGTTGTGGATTCGCCGACGTTATTCCCATTTGCCAAAGGAATCGGGTTAATGGGTGAAGCGGGGCCTGAAGCCATTATGCCGTTAACTCGAGGGCGTGATGGTTCGCTGGGTGTCAAAGCAGTCGGTGGCTCATCAGAGACCCAAGATGTAAGCACTATCCATATTCATCAGGTTATCAATGTGACCGGTAATGGCGATAAAGTCATTGGAGAAATAACCCAACGCGCAGCAAAACAGGGAGCAGATGATGCCCTCGCACGCATTCAGCGAGATTTTGCGACTAATGGACGTATACGGAAACTTTTAGGGAGTTAACTGATGGCATCGGTTATTGAATGGCCAAAAGAGGTTGTGCCTTCATCAATGAATTGGCAACTAGTTAGTAATAGTAAAACCTTTGTTTCAACTTTTACCGGCAGCGCACAAACGGTCAGATATCCCGGTAGCCGCTGGCGGTGTAGCTTAACTTTCAATAACCTGACTGAGACTAAGTCGCGTGAACTTGAAGCATTGACTGCTGAACTTGACGGCGAAAGTGGTCGGGTTAAAATTAGTCACTGGATACGACAAGGATTGGTGGAAAGAGGTGTTCCAGCAATTCGTACCGCAAACCAAACCGGCAGGATATTGCTTACCCGAGGCTGGAAAAAAAATTTAATTGTCATCAGAAAAGGGGATTATTTAACGATTGGCGATGAGCTGAAAATAGTTACGGATAATGTCTTCAGTGATACTAACGGTAATGCGTCAATTCCCATTTCACCGATGCTGCGATATGCGCCAAAAGTTAATGATAAATTAGAAACCCTGTCACCGTTTGGCATTTTTAAACTGACGACTAATGATCAGGGTAGTTTTCAGTATCGTCCAGGCGTGTTTACTCATGTTACTTTGGAGTTTGAGGAGGCGCTTTACTGATGTTATACCATCCTTTTTCTAACAACATGGTTAAAGCGATTAATGACGGATATGAATTAGTCATGGCTGCAAGATTAGATTTTAAGTCAGGGGTAGCTAGAAATCATACCGGTGTTGGCAATATCATTATTGCGGGTGAAGTTTACGAGGGTGTTGGAAAATTCGGTGCAGTTGAAAATGTAAAAGAGGAAAATACAACCAGTCCACAGCAATTAATATTATCCCTTTCTGGCTTTGACTCGATGCTGGTCGGTGATGTGATGAATGAACGCAGTCGCGGCAGAAATGTTCGTTTAATGTTGATTGCCATCAATCTGGAAGGAAAGCCTGCGATTGCTGAGGTGATTTTTGCCGGACAGATTTCGCATATTGGCGTTTCGAGCGGTGAAGAAAATGCAGTAGCGGTGACCGTATCCAATCGTTTTGAACGTTGGTCGATGGGGCTACCGGACAGATTCACGGATGAGTCATGGCGCAAACGGAAAAGTGACGACCGTATCTTCAGATATGTGGCGCAAATGGCTGAGCGGGCGATTTATTGGGGTGGTAAAAAGGATTCACCGGGGTTTGTTTATAAGTAAATAATTTCAAATATATCTATTTTGAAATAGATTTTAAATGTAATACGAATAAACTTATATGATAATTTGCGATACGCAATGCAAATTATGTTGCTTTGTTTTAATCATTTATTTTTAGTAATAGCAGGAAAAAAATGAAAAAAATATTATTGATATCATCGATAGCTTCTATTCTTACATTTATCGCATTTAGCGCTAATGCGGAAGGAAATAATACCCTATCAATGGGTTATGCGCAAAGTAACATTAAGGTCAGTGTTGGTGATGTAAATTTTGACCTTAATGATAGTGCAAAAGGTTTCAATATTAAAGCCCGTCATGAGTTCAATGATAACTGGGGTGTGATGGGTTCATTTGCTTATACGCATAAAGGTTATTATTTTTCTGATTATTCAACCGTCGATATCGATTACTACTCACTCAGTGTCGGGCCCGCTTATCGTTTTAATGAATATATGAGTGCGTATGGCTTAATTGGTATTGCACATGGTAAAGCGAAAGTAAAAACATTTAATGATAGCGAAAGTGGTTCTGAAAGCAGATTAGTTGGTGGTGTTGGTTTGCAATTTAATCCAGTGGAAAATATTGCCATTGATGCCTCTTATGAATACACCAGATTCGGTGATTTTAAAGTCGGCACCTGGATGCTTGGTGCAGGTTTCCGGTTCTAAATTTTAATTGATATCAAAATGCGACATAAAAATTGGGTAACCAGATTACCCCAAACTTTAAGGGCGGCGATGAGTCGCCCTTTTTCATGGGGTGAGCATGACTGCTGTTTATTTACGGCTGACTGCGTAATAGCTATTTGTGACTTTGATCCGTGTTCATCCGTTCGGGGGCGTTATAACAGCAAAGCGAGTGCATTTCGGCTATTGAAAAATGAATTTGGCACACTTCAGTATTTCTGGGGGCTGTTTTTCAATGTGCTCCAGGATGGGGAAGCAGGACGGGGGGACATTGTGATGTTTGATGGTGATGAGGGGTTGACCATGGGAGTCATTTGGGCGGGTAAAATCTGGGCAGTTACTGACCATGGCGCAAGACCGGTTGATAAAAAAATCGTGATGGCATGGAGGGTGACGTAATGCCAGGCAGCATTGGAAACTCGATTACCGGTATTATTGGTGCCGGATTAATGATAGCGGGCGTAATTGCTACCGGTGGATTGGGGTTGGGGTTAATTGCGGCGGGTCTTGCCGTTCAAACGGCGGGATCATTGTTGTTCCAACAAAAGCCGCCTGATCCTGCGCGCGATCAAGCCGAACGTAAGCAAATATTACGTTCGGCGTCCGCATCAGAAGTCGTCATCATGGGTAAAACAGTCTGTTCAGGATTACTCTTTTTTGCTGAAACTAAAAAAGTTAAAATTCCAGTTATAGGCGGAATAAATTACATACTCTATATGGCCATTGCACTGGCCGGACATAAAATCAGTCGTGTTGGTCGCATCTGGTTTAATGATGATCTGATAGATTCTTTTGGTAAAGCGGCTGAGTACGAACTGCATAACGACAGGAAAGATGCCGATCCTTATTTACTCAGAGAGGCTCCTAGCTGGAAAAAGGATATGATTGGCAGGGGGCTGGCATGGTTAAGATTTACCCTTTACCATGATGATGAGAAGTACCCACAAGGTATCCCTAATATAAAAGTTGAAATTTGGGGCAAAGAGATTTTTGATCCAAGAACCCATAAAACGACATGGAGCAATAATGGGGCACTGGTTATTCTTGATTACTATCGTCGTTACTTAAAGGTACCGGATACCGATATTGATTTTTCGGCGTTTAAAGTAGCGGCTGACTTGTGTGATGAGTCGACTAAAACGGCGGATGGTACTGAACCCCGCTATACCCTGAACGGTGCTTATGATTTATCCGAGTCACCCGCCTCAGTGCTAGATAATATGCACAAATGCATTGCGGCAGAACCCACTTATATCGCGGGTAAGCACGGCATTTTAATGCAGTCTTATAACGGACCGGCTACTTTGCGTATTGAAGCCAACCAAATCATTGATACCGTCAATATTACCCCTGAATTGTCCCTGCGCGAAGCGACTAATGCGATATACGGTACGTTTATTGATGCTGAGCAACAATATATCAAAACAGATTTCCCGCCGGTGATTGTACAGGAGTGGGTTGATGAAGACGGGCTGGAAATTAAAGAAAATATCGATTATCGCTTTGTCACCAGTCCTTATCAGGCACAGCGTTTAGCCAATCTTTATTTACGCAAAAAGCGCGCGGGTCGCAGGGTTCAGCTTACCATGAATCTGGATGGTTATGCTTATCGGCCTGGTGATGTTGTTTTGCTTAACTTACCCAGTCTTGGTATTAAGGATGCTGAATTTCGTATAGCAGAGTGGAAATTTCACCCGCAAGAGGGCGTAGAAATTCTGTTAGAGGAAGACGGTGCTTATATTTACGAAGATATTATCGGTAAACCTTCTAAAGCCCCGCCGTTTACTGAATTACCCATAGGGGGAGTCGCCCCACCTATAAATCTGGCTTTTGTGCCAACGACGATTGGCGATGTTGTACAGGGTTATTTGAGCTGGGAAAACACCGCAGCAGATGTTCGGTATAACACCGTTAATGTTATTGAAAATGGTCAGGTCATACAGACAATTCAGGTTCCAGGAGAGCGGGTTGATATTGCAGGGCTACCGAGAGGCACTTACCGTGCTGAAGTCAGATCAGTTGACGCGGCTGGCGCAATTTCTCAGCCTACTATTCTTGATTTTGCGATTGAAGCGCCGCCCTCCCCTGTTAGCGTGTCTGTTACTCCGGGTATGTCTTCATTAACGGTCGTGCCGACAATTGCCGATTCAGCGGCCTATGGCAGTAACTTTGAATTCTGGTTTAGCGACAAAAAACTGAAAGATAAGTCTGAGAATGAAGTTATCACGAATGCAAAGAAAATCGGCCAGGGCCAACGTTGGACACAGGAAAATCTTAAAGTTGGTCATGAATATTTTTTCTATATTCGCACGATAAACAGTTACGGTAAATCGGCGTTTGTTGAAGCATCAGGTTTTCCAAATAGCGTAGCGAGCGATATTCTTGATGAAATAGACAAAAAAATTAACGATACGGAAGCCATTAAACAGCTAAAGAAAGGAATAGATAGCAGCACAGAGGCCATACTGGAAAACGCGAAGGGACTCAACGGCAATACGCAGTACTTCATGCGTCAAAACGGCAAGATGAAGGCGAAAATCGTCAGGGTTGACAATTATGTGGTAACCGAGACTAAAGCCTTAGCCGAGTCTATCCATCAAGTCAGAGCGACAGCGGATAAGTCATGGGCAGCCGCTCAGAATTCGCTACAAGCTAAGTATGACATGAAAAAAGGCGAGGCTTCTGCAACTTTCACTAACTTGGTTAAGATTGTTTATGATGGCGTTTCTTACGATGCAGGAATGGTGATAGGTGCGGAATTAAAAAACGAAAAAGTAACCACTGTGATGGGGTTTAATGCGCAACAATTTGCTTTTTATAATCCTAGCAACGGGAAAATGGATTTATTTATGTATCTGCAAGACGGACAGGTTTTTATTAATGAAGCGTTCATTAATGAAGCTTGGCTCAATAGCGTTGTCGTTATCGACAAAATACAATCCAAAAACTACCTACCTGAAAAATCTGGATTCATCCTTGATGCTAAAAACAATCGCTTTGAGATGAACTCGAATAGTAAAGATAGTCGATTTACCTTTGATGGCACCGGATTACGTCTTTATGACGAAAAGGGGCAGGTTAGAATAGAAATTGCGTTGGAGTGATAAGATGCTAATCCCCAAATTTAATATTTATCATGATGGCGGAGAAATAGATAATATTCTTCAATCATTCGGCTTTGTTATCCATTCAGAAGAAGTTGATTTTAAAAAAAACAGCTTTCAATTCGATCAGCGTTTTCTTAAAGGTGGCAGAAAAATAGTTGCGGTTCCTCGCATTGATATTGCCCATACCGGTAATAAATATCCCGCAATTGAGAACGTCCATATATATGGAAATATCGTTAGCTGGAATTATACGAATTTTTGTATTGGATGTGCAACGATACCTATCATTCATGTTTTTAAACTGATTTAACGTTAATTTATGAAACCGGTAATAAAAGTAAATGGTGCAGAACTTGGGATTTTCACTTCCGTCACTTATGTCTTGGAAAGATTAATCGATTTTTCCAGGGAAGGTACGCCAGATCAAAATGTGCAAGGGTTCAAAAACTTAAGATATAGCGTAAATCATCCAAACATTTTGAATAGCTATTTGGTATTTCATCGTAATGCGAGGAGGGAGGGTGAAAATTCAACCTATACGGAGGCAATCAAGCAAGGAAATGTATTTGCTATCCGCGCGCACAATACGACAAATGTTTATATTTATAGACCCCAACTACCTAATGACAGCAATGACAAAGGTTTTTTGAAAATTCACAACGAAAAAAAGGAATTATTTTATTCGTCCAGTCATCTACCCTTAAAAATAGATGATATCGTTTTCGGCCCATTTCCAAAACCAGGCTATTTCGGTCAAATGACTTTAGTCTATATTACTGCCGTTTATGAGCCTGATAATCAAGCATTGGCATTCGTTAATGGTTATAGTGTTTCAAAAGATGGCATTATCGCAATCACAGAATGGACCGGTCCTAGTTTTGGCTGTAAAGGTTGGGGGTACAATAATAACTTTGGTGCGGTGATGGCTTATGCGCCTGACGCTTATCCAAGATGGAAGTAACCAATTCATAGAGATCGTTTAATTGCGATTTTCTATATCAAAATTTCAGGAAAAAACATGATTTATAAAGATGGCACCGTAACTGTCGTGTCAGGCTCTTCTATTGTCAAAGGCACAGGCACAAAATGGAACAGTAATAATCCGTTGGTATCACCTGGCATGTTAATGCTGATTAAAAATGGTAATATTAACTATCCTTACATGATATTGTCAGTCAACAGTGATACTGAATTAACGTTAGCAGATAAGCCGACTTTTAGCGCAACAGATACCACTTACAGCATTAATCTCACTGAACCCAATAATAATTCTGATGCGGCAAGAGCACTTGTTGCTGCTAACACATACATCCTCTACTTTCTGCAAAACATGGATACCTGGATGGGGGAAAACGGTGTCGTTGAACTTACGCTACCCAGTGGCAAAACGGTTAAGTTAGAGTCAATCAAGGCACTGCAAGAATTAGTCGAAGGAAAAGCAGACTCAAGTGCTATCGATGAAATCAAGGAAACAGTAAAAGGCAAAGCAGATGCTAAAGATGTTGTAGAAATAAGCGAAAAGTTAGATAAAAAATTTGATAAAACGGGCGGTGAAATTAACGGTAATGTGCAATTAAATGCGGGAAAAATAAATTCAAAGCACGGGGATAAGGTTGTGTCCCATACCTTTCAGGATAAGGATGGTACCTTGATACAGATGGGTGATTTTGGATTAGGCGGTACAACTATTTATGAAAGAGGAAATGAATCGATAACAGGAGGCTGTGGTTTTTTTAGTAATCTTGGTTATGATGATGACCGCTTTGATGGTAAATGGGGTTCAGGAATTAGACTCCAGTATGATAAGAATAGTTTTTATTTTCTCTTTCTAGATGGTTATGGGAACACATGGACAGCTATCCATTTGGCGGATAAACAGTCTTTTAAGTTAAAAAAGCAATGGAGTGAAAATAACACAACGGTTGATGGTAATGGTTTTATCAAAAAAGCCTCACCGATTATTAAAATTTATCCTAATGGGCATTTTGAAACAAATGATAAGTCCGAAGGTGCGATTGTTCAACGACTCGATACAGGAAAATATTTGATTTCCAGAGTATTGGGCTATAACTCAGACGGCGCATGGGGTGTGAATGGAGGTGTTTCAGTACCTAAAGATATTAATGGCTTAGAACTTATCTACGTCAGAGACAAAATTTTATCTAATGGTAACATCGAGATTCAAACATTTCATCGCCAACACTCGCATTTACCAGAAGATTTTCAGAACTGGCGGATTAAAGAAATTATTGATGGAAAACCAACTTATTATGTCGATGGTGAGCCGTGTGATATTCCACCCTCAACATGGCTAGATGTGAGGGTAGAAATGCCCGTTGATTCAATCTGGAATCAGCAACACGCGCAAAAAGAATAG